ATTATCTAGGCGTTTATTGATGGCAAATTTTTCGTACTTTGTTAAACCTTTTGATTTCATATTATTATTATTTTATTAGTTAGAATCCACATTTGCATTCGATGCTACAACGATATTCTATGAATGTGGATTGTATTGTTTTATACACATATATAGATGCTACTTATATATGTGTACTTTTTTAACTACTTGCACACCTCACTTGCGTTACGATGCGTATTTTTACCTCATTCTTTATAATGCCTGTATTGCGGAGGTGGAAAGTTTTACATTGGTTAACTTACCTAACCATTACTAGATTTTTTTTGCTTTGATATATATAGCTAGTAAACTATTATACTACATTACTTTGTTTCGTGTATTGCTAGCGTTATTATTAATCTTATATAAGGTAGTAGGCTATTGCTAAAGTAGGCTATTATTATAAGATGCATTCAATCGTGGGTAAGAGCTTCTTTTTTTTATTCGTTGTTTGCTTGAATGCGATGTAAAGATGCAAACATTTTTCATATTGCAATCAATTGCACACATTTATTTTGGTAAATGAATTGTTAATGAGTACGAAACGTAGTGTTTATAGGCGTTTCAAGGTACGAAGTTTTTTAGACCACGAAAGAAAAGATAACAAATGTTAGGTAATATTTAGTTAATTTATGGTGAACAAAAATATTTTTCCTTAACAAATGTTAACTATTTAATTTGTAGTTAGTTGTAATAATTGATTAATATAGTATTGAATTTTTAATTTTTCAAACTTATTTTTAGTGTTTTTTTGGAGGTTTTGCCCACAATAAGGGAAAGCATCCATAGAAAAAAATAATTTGTAATGATATTCATCATGTGTAACAATAATCATTTGTAAGAGTAAATTCAGTACGACTACACATAATCTATTACACAAACAAATCTATTTCAGTGATTTTTGTCACGGTTTCAAATTTCATAACCTATGTTAATTTATTGTAATATGATATAACCAAACATTTTGTTGTGATATAAATCATGTTACGATATGATATATCTCAGCATAAATATCTTGGTGGTTCGATGCAAATTGTGTACGGATATTCGTACTGAAATGTGGAATGACATATGTCATTTTTGGTGGGGTAAAATAACCGTTTGTTGTCGGATAATTAGCCGTTTGTTGTCGGTTGTTGTCGGAAAAAATCTCGACACAAATCTCAAAAATATCGACGCAAAGTTGACATTTTTAGGTTTTTTTTAACATAACGGTTCGTTAACAGAACCCCCGTGGCTGTTTTAATTTGCATTTCGTTAACGAGGTCGGTCGTTGGCGTGGGTGTATTAACCAATAATTATGTTAATGACTGGCAAAAATGACAAAAAATGACAGGCAAATGTCGATTAATTTTTAGTTAACGCTTACTCTCCCTAAGGCTGCGTCGAAATGTCGAGTTTTAACTACTAAATCATTTTAAAAAAAAATATAAATATATAAAAAATATTATACGGTATATGGGAAAAAAGTCGACATTTCGACGCAGAGTGTTTTTTTGGTGTAATTTTGCATCATGGGAATCATCATAAATAAGACATATATTTTCACTGGTTTAGACTACGATACGCTCCGCTTAATCAGGGAGAAACTGAAAGCATTCCTACAACCGATTAGGATGCAAAAGTTGGTTACTAAAATCTATCCATCGATAATGAACTGCCAATCGACATTCTATGTTGTCCCAGACGGTTCGTATGAGTACTGGTCGGAGAGTGAGATATTCGATGACAGGATGTATAAATTCGGCCTATGGTTTAAACACAAAAACCAAGGAGTGAAGATGCACGTTGTACAGTATGACGAAAATCATATTTTACAGAATGAATAGTTTGTGTATATTTGCCATGTGGAATTTAATTTAATCTTTTCGAGTATAAAGAATGGCGGTAGGATACGCAGAGCGTGTTGGAAGCAAGATGACTATATTTGCTTAGAGATAGAAAAGTTAAACTCAAGGTTTAGGTACCACTCGAAAGAGTTTAGGCTACGCAGGGACTATAGCATACCAGCGACAGATATCCTAGCAACAGACTGGGAAGTATACGTAGACAATCAAATCAAATAGTAATATGGATAGTAAAAAGGATTCACGACTAGTAAGAGCAAAGGTGGAGGGTTACAATAAACCAAAGAAGACACCGTCTCATCCAACGAAGTCACACATCGTTGTTGCAAAGGAAGGAGACAAGATTAAGACAATACGATTTGGCCAGCAGGGTGTTACTGGGTCTCCAAAGAAGGAAGGAGAGTCAGAGGCGTATAAGAACAGGAGGGAAGCATTTAAAGCTAGACACGCAGCAAATATAGCAAAAGGAAAAATGAGTGCGGCTTATTGGTCATCGGAGGTCAAATGGTAGTAAAAGTAAAGTGGTAAACTATGAAGATTACAGTAGCAAACATTAAGATAATACTAGAAAAAGATTATGGGTGGCGTAACTTAAACTCCGAAGGAGATAGAAAGCAGTTTTCGGATGAGTTGATTAAAGATACCTTAAAGATAATCGACGATAAACTAAGGTACCACAAAAACATTTCAATTAAATAAAATAAAATGGATAGAAAAGAATACCTTATTTCGCAGGAGCGAGAAACCGCATTAACACTAGACTTAGCAGAGAGACTAATGACAGGAAACTTTAATGCAAGCAATACGGTAATAGTAACCGTATCGACAGACTATTCATCCAACGTTGGCCAGCTGTTACGACACGCACTGACAAAGGATGGAGAGGTTTGCGATGGTTTTGGAATAGACGTTCCATACCCCGATGAAACATGGGATGTAAAGTATCTATATGAGCTATCGTCTTTATTAAGCCTGTATCACTACAAGCTGAACAACAAGAAGATACTTTTAGTTGAGGCTGGTGTTATTCGAGGTTCAAACTATAAGTTTGTAATAGAATGCCTTAAAACAAAGTTAAACCTACCGAATGTAATATATACGCTTGCTTTGTTTGAGAACGAGCACTCAGCGTTCAAGTCTGACTTTGTTGGGGAGTTCTATGACAACGAAACGGAAGACTTAACATTTTGGTGGGAGAAAGAAAACAATCACTGGATAAATGGATAAGATGACAGCAGTAAAAGAATTAAATACAAAGAAAAATATAGTTAAGTTTTTGGAGTGGTTAAATGATAATGGATACATAATGGAGTTTGACTACGAACAGATATCCGAATCATATCTCGGAAATAAAAAGCCGATAGATGCGATAAATGTATTATCCCACTACCAGAAATGGAGAATAGGAACAGAGGATGACATTAAATACACATCAAAGGATATAACAATGGCTTTTAATGAAGTGCTAGAATATTTTGACATGGTTAAATAAAATTAAATTAAATTAAAACAATATGATAAACAGAGAAAAATTATCAGTAAGACTGAAACTAGAAATCGAAAACGGTAAGATGCTTCACCGTGCAGGTCTAAAGAAAGCACTAGAACTAGTTGAAGGACTAGACGATGACGAGGTTGTTGAACCAGAGTTGCTACTAAGACAAGTATGGAGAAACCTTATGGGAAGCGATAGTTGTGAACACGAAGTAAGATACGACATGTTCTCAGATGGAAGTGGTAGTTGGGTAGCTTTAGAGTCTGAGTACTCACCATATATGGTATCACTAGACTTCTCTGGGGATGGAACCAAGATAGAAAACGTACAAGTATTTAAAAAAACAAAGACAGTAGTCGAAGACGAAAAAAAAGTATTCTAATATGGCAATAGTAAAACAAGTCCACTTTGGACAGGAAGCAAAGAACTCTTTATTAAAAGGGATAAACACAATAGCAGACGCAGTAAAAAGCACACTAGGAGCAAGGGGTAACACTGTGTTGATTGAATCAGAGTTTCATGTAGGCGGGTTAACAATAACAAAGGATGGTGTAACTGTTGCAAACAGCATCAACCTGATGAACCCTACAGAGAACCTAGCTGTAATCATGATGAAACAGGCTGCCGATAAGACCGCAGTAACAGCTGGAGATGGAACAACAACGAGTATCGTCTTAACACAAGGGATAGTACTGGAATCTGAGGCTAAACTAAAACCACACATGAACAAGACGGAGGTAATGAGACACATCCGTAAGGCAGCCAAAGAAGTTGAGAAAAAACTAGACGAAACATCTGTAAAGGTTAGTGGGGATACGTTAAAATACGTTGCCGCCATTAGTGCGAATAACGATGAAGAAATAGGGGGTATTATATCAGCTGCATACGAAAGCGTTGGTGACGGTGGTGTTGTTACCGTAGAGAACAGCACTGGTGCCAAGACGTACAGCACAACGATAAAAGGAATGAAGGTTGACAGGGGATGGGCAAGTAAGTACTTCATCAACAGTCAAAAGACACAGGAGTGCATCCTTGAAAACCCTTACATCTTGGTTGCAGACCTAGAAATTAACCTAGTGGCTTCAATAGAGCACCTGTTGATGCATGCCATGAGCGAGAACAGACCAATACTAATCATCGGTGAGGTAAGCGAGCAGGTTCTTAACGCATTGAACACAAACGTGCAAAGAGGTATAATTAAAATCTGTTCAATCATACCACCTAACTTTGGTTACAAAAAGGGAGAAGAGATGGCCGACATCGCAGCATACGTTGGCGGTAAGTACATCAGCGAAGGAACTGGGGATAACTTGGAGTTGGTAAAGACAACAGACTTAGGTAAGGCTAAGAGAGTTATCGTTGGATTGAAGCATACGATTATCATGACAGACGATGAAGCCAATGAGAAGTCGTTACCAGAAAGAATAGAGGGGTTAGAAATCGAGATGGCAGAGAAGGATAACATAGACGAGAAGAACTACATCGCATCAAGGATTGCAAACCTAAAGGGTGGTGTTGCAGTGATTACGGTTGGTGCAAACTCAGACATCGAGCTAAAGGAGAAGAGAGACAGGGTTGATGATGCGGTGTGTGCAACAAAGGCAGCGATAGAAGACGGTATCCTGTCTGGTGGTGGAATAGCCTTGTATGACATCAGTAAAGAGATGACCTACGGAGACGATGAAGATGGCAGAATTGCTTGGGCGATACTAAGCGAGGCTATGCAGTACCCATTCAGGCAGATACTGATAAACGCAGGGAAGGATGTGAAGAAGGCTGAGGAAGAAATGGTTCTTAGAGACTTAGGATTTGGATACGATGTGAAAGAAGAGAGGTTTGGGAACATGATGGAGTTCGGGATTATCGACCCAACAAAAGTAACAAAGAGCGCACTAGAGAATGCTGTTAGTGTTGCAACGACTATATTGTCAACAAACTGCATTGTAACAAACGTAAGAGCAATAAATGAGTAAGTTTTTTTTTAAATTCATAGGCGTAAAGCCTGACGGTAACGGGTTCTATAAGTACAACCCGTTACTTTGGACAATTGTTGTACTAGCAAGTATAGCAAACGGAATTGGAGAGTGTATAGAATATTTTATAAACAGTAAAAATGAAATTTTAAGTAAATGAAAGCATTAGGTAAGTACATAGTGATAAAAAAAATAGTAGAGGAGAAGACGAGTAAGTCTGGGTTGGTTTTAACAGCATCAGACTTGGCCGACTTGAGGTACTCTAAGGGAAAGGTTCAACTTGTAGGAACAGAAATTAAGCACATCAACGAAGGAGATATAGTTTACTACGATAAAGTAGCAGCATTTGATATCAGACTAGATGGTGTAATGCAGTCGATTATAAAGGAGAACGATGTCGTAGTTTGTACTCCTGATTAATTAGAGAGAAATTATGCTTATAACCCTTAGCTCTCAATGGGGTAAAGTTTGGAAACACACTATTCTTTTGGTAGAAATCATTTATTGGGGTCTCACCAAGAAGCATTCTATAGAAATCGGTAACGATTTCTTTTGCTTTTGGGGAAAGTCCATATATCCTAGTCCTTTTAGAGTCGGTATCCTTAAAAACATAAAGAAGTCCGTTTTTTAGGAGCCATTTTAGCCTTCCGAACCTATATGGAAGGATTTTTTGTGCTTGGTTAAACGTGTCTTCGGTGAAGTAAGACTCGTGGAATAAGAAGCAAATTAAGCCTAAATCATCTTCATTTAAGTCGTGTTTTGCTTTTATTGTGGATTTAATTAAAATTATGTACTTTAAGAAATTGTGTTTTTCTTTATCGTATCTCATATTTCACAAAGATAGCTTATATTTGCAAAATGTCTATAGGAAGAACAGCTAAGTTTTACAGAGATAATCCAGATGCAAGGAAACGCCATAGGGAATATCAGGCAGAATACCAAAAGTCACCATCTCAAGTAGCGAAGAGAGTTGAGTTGAATAAATTTAATAGAGAGAAGGGAACGTATGGCAATGGCGATGGTAAAGATGCGGTTCATAAAAATTCTAAAATAGTCGGGTTTAAGAGTGCGTCTGCAAATAGGGGAGATAAAAATGATAGCGCTGGGGATAGAAGAGCTAGGGGTGGTAAAAAATAACTTAAAAACAAAAACATAAAATGGCAGTAAATAAACAGCAATTAACAAACGTATATTCAAGAGCTAGGGCATGGAATCCTTCAGATACTGAGTTTATATCTTATTTAGAAAATAAAGACCCATATAAAAAACAAGTATTAGCAGGGTTAACGGCAACATTAACAGAAAACTCTTTAACAAGTATAACTATCGGGACAGCTGGTAGAGGGTACATATACCCTCCACAGATTGTTGTAGGGACTGAATGGGCAGCAAATACTGCAATTACATCTGGTAGCCAAATATTTTACGGTGCTAATTTATATACAGTTACTGGTAGCGGCACTACATCAACAACCCCTCCAACTGACACATCAAGTAATACTATATTTGATGGAACAGCAAGATACAGATGGGTGGGAACAGTTGCAATAGTAAAAGCTGTAATAGGAGGAAATAATTCTATAAATGGGGAATTAACGCTTGTTATAGAGAATAAAGGAAGTGGATACAGTGCAGCTCCAGCACTTACAGTTGTTGGAGGAACATTCGATAAAGGAACCCCTACTGAAGGAGCGTTTATTCAGTGTTTCAATGTAGCTACATATCAAGTAAGAGTAACTACATTAGCGAACGATGAGCCTGTAGTATTTAAACTTTCTGCTGGGAACCAAACTTTACCAGTATTAGTAACAAAAGTATGGGACACGGATGGGGCTGGCGGTGCATCAGGGACAGGAACAACAACAGCAACAGAAATAATCGCAATGTGGTAATATGGATATAAAATTTTCAAACTGGAACAAGGAATCACACACGACACTGGTTGTGTTAGGTGGTGTGATAGCATCTTTAACGGCATTTATGCCTCAATTTTTAAGCGTACTACACGAAGCTCCATTTACAATAAGCACAGAGGTTGATAATTGGATTTTTTGGATTTTCAAAATGGCTACGGTAGTCCTTGCTGGGTTAAGTATTTTTTATAAATCACCAGAGGAAGCAAAATGATTGATGTAGTTATTGAGAAGATTAAGAATATCACACTTCCAATAGGTGTTATGTGGGGATTAATAGGAGCAAACATATATATATTTGGCTCTAAGAATGCGTTTACAATAGGCCAAAAGTTCATAATAATATTTAACGGTGTTGCTACGAGTTATCTAACTGGTATGCTATGCGAACACTACCATGTATCTACAGCGATAACGGCAGTTGTTGGGTACGCTAGTGGGATGTTTGGTTACTCAATTGTAGTGCAAGCAATAGAGAACCAAGCAAGCTGGATGCACTATTTTACATTGAAAGCTGGTGACTTAATTGATGCATTTATTACTAGACTTAAAAAAATAATATCAAAATAACATTTTATTACAAATCAATGTATTATATTTGTTGGCATGGACTTAGAAAGAATACATTACATCGTCACTGAAGCAATCGGTGACAAGTATGATGACAAGGATTTATTTGCAAAACACTTCAATATTGCAATACGAAGAGTAAAACCAAATGAAAATGAGGACTCTATTCTGTATTCAGTTTTATACAGCATGCAGAATATGCTGAAAGACTATTCAAACAGCAAACCAAATACAAAGGCTGGTAAGTTTGGAAGACTAATGGCAAAGATAGAGGTTGCAGTATTCCCGTTTTTAAAGAATTTCAAAATAAAAATTAAATAATATGCAACAGCAATTAAAATTCAATAGCGTTTTAGATATAGCAGTTTCGCAACTTGGCGTGTCAGAGGTACCAAAAGGAAGCAATTGGGGTGAAGCTGTAAAAAAATACCTAGCTTCAGTAGGGATTACATTCCCAGCGAGCTGGTGCATGTCATTCGTATACTGGTGCGTTAACGAATACTGCAAGCAAAACAAAACTAAAAATCCATTAGTGAAAACAGGTGGAGTGTTAGCGCAGTGGAATAAAATCCCAGCAGCAATGAAGGTAAGCACTCCTAAAGCTGGTGATATATTTATCATGGACTTTGGCTCAGGACATGGGCACACAGGATTTGTTTCATCGGTAAAAGGAAGTAGAATAAATACTATTGAAGGGAACTCTAATGACGAAGGAAGCCGTGAAGGTTTTGAAGTTTGCAGAAAGCCTAACGGTAGACTTATAAGTTCTTGCAAAGGATTTATAAGACTTGCATTTTAATAAAAAATTAAATAATATGGGTAAATGGTCATCGTTTAACAACGATATAATTTCATTGCTTCAAGAAAACGAAGCCATGAGTAATCATCAGTGCGCACAGATAATTTTAAAGACAGATAAGTCAAAGGATGAAAGCGTAGATGTAAATAGTCTCACCCAGCACATTAGAAGACATAGGGCTGAATTGCTAGATAAAAACGAGGGAATTTATAACGCTACAGAAGAGTTAGATGTTCCGAATAGTAAGGTAAAGCATCTGTGGGTTAAAACTAAGAATACATCATTGTTTGTAAAAAATCCAGACTATATCGAAAACGCAGAAGTAAATTTATCTAATTTAAAGAATGAATTAATAATAGACCTACAAGCATACGCTCCAAAGTTTAGTAAAATAGAAAGAGAGGTAGATTCAGATAGTTACTTGCTTGTAATAGACCCAGCAGATATTCACATCGGGAAGTTATGCTCTGCGTTTGAGACAGGAGAGACATACAATAATCAAATAGCAGTAACTAGAGTATTGGAAGGAGTGAAGGGGATATTGCAAAAAATATCATCATTCAATATTGATAAAATATTATTTATAGGAGGGAATGATATCCTGCATGTTGATAATCCGAAAAATACAACGACAGCAGGTACGCATCAGGACTGCGATGGGATGTGGTATGATAATTTTTTAATAGCAAAACAGCTTTATATTGATATATTAGAAATGCTTTTATCAGTAGCAGATGTGCACTTTACTTTCAACCCATCTAATCACGATTATACAAATGGATTCTTTCTAGCCCAAGTGATTGAAACTTATTTTAAAAATTGTGAAAATATAACTTTTGATTGTTCAATAGCTCATCGAAAAGCTTTTAAATATTATGACAATCTGATAGGCACCACTCATGGGGATGGAGCTAAAATAGCTGATTTGCCATTATTAATGGCAGTTGAATTTAGCAATCTCTGGTCTGAGACTAAGCATAGGTATGTATATACCCATCACGTTCACCATAAGACTAGTAAGGATTATGCGGGAATAACAATCGAAAGCCTTAGAAGTCCATCAGGAACAGATAGTTGGCATTATAGAAATGGGTATTTAAGTATCAAAGCAGTAGAGGCATTTTTACACTGCAAACGAAATGGCCAGATAGCACGGATTACGAATATTTTTTGATGCCAAATGATGCCAATAATAAATATTATTAGTATATTTGCAGTATGAAGGTATGCAGTAAGTGCAAGGTTAACAAGCCTAAAAGCGAGTACTATAAAAGAAGCAATAGGCCATGCGGTGTAAAGAATATATGCAAAGAGTGTAACAAGGTTTATCCGAGCAGAAGAAATGCAGCTACAGCAAGAGCTAGTGATTTGATGAAATCCTACAAAATAACAACAGAAGAATATAATATGCTACTTGAAGCTCAGAATAATATGTGTGCGATTTGTAGTAAAAATGCATCAGAATTATCAAATAATAGGAAAAAGTATTTATGTGTAGACCACTGCCATGTTAGTGGAAAAGTTAGAGGGTTATTATGCGATACATGCAACAGAGCTCTTGGGATGTTTAAGGATAGTGTAGCAATACTTGAAAACGCAATAGCATATATAGATAAACAAAATTAATTTTAATATTATGGAGATGACATTTACAACAGACTGCAAGGATGAAGCTAAGGTACTTTTACACGCAGTAGAAAAATCAATAGCAGTATCGGAACTAAGGCAAAAACTAAGATTTGGTTTAAAAGAACTTGACTTTGGCGAAAACCATAGTTACATTGAGCAATTGTATAGTTTAATTTGCGAGATAGATAGTATAGGGTAATGGTAGTTAGGTGTAATAATAAAAAATGCAAAAAGAAGAATGTTTGCATGAGGTTTATAGAAGAAAAGAATAGTAAGTCTATTGTTATGGAGATAGAACCAGAAATTAATGATTCTGAAAACTTCAGATGTGATAGCATTATTACATTTAAAAAAGACTTCAGAAAATACAGAACTATATTACAATTAAGATAATAGTCATATATTTGTAGCATGAAAGAAATACAAGATTATCAAGCCAGTACGAATGTAAGTAAGTTATCTAAGCTATTAGGCTCTGATGTGGATGGTAGTACTAAAAACTTTTTACTTTCTGATGTTGCATCAACTGTAAATACAAAATCTGTAAAAACAATAAATGCTTCAAATGAAGTATCATTGTCAGATGCAAATAATATAATATATTGCACTCTAGCAAGTAATTCAGTATTAAACTTAAACTCAAATGCAACAGCTGCAATACCAGTAGGTTCTGAGGTAGTAATTGTAAAAACAAATGTATTTACATTGTCTATATCTCCTGCTGTTGGAGTAACACTAAACGGTGGTACATCTGCTATAACTACAACAACTTCACAAGCGTATATTGTTTTAACAAAGGTTGGAACAGATGTATGGATGCTATCTCAATTATTATAATAAATAAATAAATTAAATAAAATATCATGAACGAAAAACTTACAGAAGAAGAATTGGCTCAATTAGTAGAAGCTAGAGAGTCACTATATGTTTCACAAATGAAGCTAGGCGATGCGCAGTACAAAGTGCATTTAGCTACTATGGAGTTTCAGAAATACGCAACAGACATAGAGTCTATTCAAAAAACATTGTACGACAAGTATGGTGATTTTGAATTAAATTTAAACACAGGAGATATTATCAGAGATGGAAATTAGGAAAATATCTGTAGGTTTAGATTGTAAAGATGGTGCCATGCATTACATCCACGGGCAATCTATATTAAATGGAACCCATAAAATACATTTGATAAAAATGGATGAGTACGGGTGTATTGTAATTTGGATTGAAAATGACCATAAAGAGGTAATGCAATGGAAGTCATTCAACATAAACATGCCAATATCAATTGAATATAATATAAATTTTTAAAATATGCGTTCACCATACTGCTTCATGTGCAGGCCTGTTGGTGGAGTTAGATATGATTCGGTAAACAAAAGCGGCCTTGTTTTAAGCGCATCTTTAGAAGACCATACTACCACTAATAGACAGGCGGAGATAATCTCACTGCCACTAAACTATTCTGGGGAGATACAAGTTGGAGACATCCTTCTTGTGCACCATAATACCTTTAGAAAATATTTTGATATGAAGGGAAGAGAAAAAAGCTCTCCTTCATTTTTCAAAGACGATTTGTTTTTAATATTCCCAGACCAATACTTTATGTATAGTCGGGATGGAGTTTGGTATGCGCCAAGCCCTTACTGCTTTATGTCGTTATGCGATGAGCCATTGACGGCTATAGTTGAGTATCCAAACATAGACATGATAAATTCAGGAATACTGAAAGGTGACAAGGTGGTGTATCAACCAGACTCTGACTACGAGTTCAGAATAGACGATAAGAAATTGTACAGAATGTTTAATCGAAATATATGCATACAACTGACCTAAGAGAAGAGATTATAAAAGCTGGAAGAATAGCTGTAAAGGAATTGATAAAAGTGGCAAAGGAAGCCATTATAACCAACGATGAAGATAATCTATCAGCCGATAAGCTAAAGAGCGCTGCACAGGCCAAAAGAATAGCAATAGAGGATGCATTTGCCATACTAGATAAGATAGATGCGCAAGAAAGCGCTATTGGATTAAGTAATAATACTGCCGATATCAGAATAGTTGATACTAAGGGATTTGCAGAAAAGAGGTCATCTAAATAATGTACAAGATAGAAAAAGATATAGTACCATCAAGCGTAAAAGCTTCCAGAAATTCTAGGAGCATGTGGACTTATGGGTACAATAAAGAGTTTGACATAATTGTAATATCTAAGGATGGAACAATTGGAGATATCTATAATATAAATGATTTATTGATAGCTTTGCCAAAAGAAAAAAAATGTGAAGCTAACGAAGAAGGTATATGGGTTCCTCATGAAATACCAAAAGAATTAGCATCAATAAAGTCTCAAGCAGAATGGAATGTTAGAACAAATGAGTTTAAATCAAAGTACATAGACTATATAGAAGGCGAGTTTGACAAGAGAGCTAACGGGCACTGGTTTTTAAATAAAGGAATACCTACCTATTTAACAGGGAGCCACTACATGTACTTGCAGTGGACTAAGATAGATGTTGGATTGCCAGAGTTTAGGGAAAGTAATAGGATATTTTACATTTTCTGGGAGGCGTGTAAGGCTGACAATAGATGCTATGGGATATGCTACCTAAAGAACAGAAGAAGTGGGTTCTCGTTTATGTCAGGTAGTGAATGCAGTAACATTGGGACAATTACCAGAGATGCTAGGCTAGGGATATTAAGTAAAACTGGTGCCGATGCGAAGAAGTTATTTACTGAAAAAGTAGTACCTATGGGGCTTAACTATCCGTTTTTCTTCAGGCCAATTCAGGATGGTATGGACAGACCTAAAATGGAGATATCGTATAGGGTTCCAGCTAGTAGGTTGACTAGGAAAACAATGTTTAGTACAGACGAAGAAGAGTTGGATGGATTGAATACAGTAATTGACTGGCAGTCCACTACGGACAATAGTTATGATGGTGCCAAGCTTAAATTTTTGCTTCAGGATGAGTGCTATGACCCAGAGACATTAATACTAGCTAGTGATTGGACTTTTAAAAAGATAAAAGATTTAAAAATTGGGGACAAAGTATTTGTTGAAGGTGGGATAGAAAAAATTATAGTAAATAAAACGGAAGGTATTACTGACACTTATAGGATTAAACAACCTTATGGGAAAGATTATGTTGTAACAGAAAATCATAGATTAGTTTTAAATCACTACTATAATAAAGGACATAAGGAAGTTATAATGACTCCAAAAGAGTACATGTCTTCTTCTAGATTTAAAAAACAGCACTTAACTAGAGTTACTTCAAACGGGATAGAGTCTGACGATAAAAATATAACTATACCTCCATACCTACTAGGTATGTGGCTAGGGGATGGAAGACAAAGCGCATTTACAATATTAGTAAATAAAGATGAAGAGCCTGAGTTATTGGCTTATCTTGGAAGAATAGCTGAAATGCGAAATATAGATTTTGAGCTTAAAAAATCAACTTCAAAAAAAATAGTTGAATTTGCTTTTAAAGGAATAAATAAAGAGCTAAGAGATATAGGGGTGTATAATAATAAGCATATACCTGATATTTACATGCAGTCATCTATAGAGGCAAGGCTTCAGTTACTAGCAGGATTAGTTGATACTGATGGATATTCTGACCATAAAAAAGGTTCTATTGAATTAGGCATGAGTCGTAAGGATTTGATAGAGCAAATAAGATTTCTAGCTTTATCTTGTGGGTTATCATGCTCTAATATTAAGCATAAAATAAGTAATTTCAATACTGATGTCTATAGAATTTGTATATCTGGAGACTTATCTATAATACCTATACTAACAGAAAAGAAATCTTTCGATAACTATAAGCCTAAGACAAAGGGAAGAAGGAATAAAGTTGATGTAGAGTATATAGGGAAAGGTAATTATGTAGGAATACAAGTTGATGGGGAAAATGATAATGAGAGAAAGTTAATACTTGAAGACTTTACCGTAAGTTTAAATAGCGGAAAATGGGTAAAGCCTGAAAATATATTAAATAACTGGAAGGTAACAAAAACATGTTTAAGACTAGGTAAGAACATTGTCGGTAAGTGTATGATGGGTAGTACTAGTAATGCATTATCAAAAGGTGGAGCTGAATTTAAAGAGTTATTCGAGAAGTCAAATCCAAGGGTAAGAAACAATAATGGACAAACTACCAGTGGGTTATATGCATTGTTTATCCCGATGGAATGGAACTTTGAGGGATATATCGATAAATGGGGGTTCCCTATACTAGAGGTAGAGAAAGGAAAATCTGTTGAAACTTCAGATGGTGAATTTGTTTCTATTGGCGTAATAGAGCATTGGAACAATGAGGTAGAGTCACTAAAGAATGACTCAGACGCACTAAACGAACACTATAGGCAGTTCCCAAGAACGGAGAGCCATGCTTTTAGAGACGAGAGCATAAGTAGCCTATTTAACCTTACAAAAATATATCAGCAGATAGACTATAACGAAGGGATGATAGAGGGTAGGACTTTAACTAGAGGATATTTCAGCTGGTATAATGGCGAGAAAGATACAAAAGTTATTTGGACTCCTGATAATAAAGGAAGATTTTTAGTATCATGGATTCCTCCAGCACACCTGCAAAACAATGTAGCTGTAAGAAATAATTTAAGATACCCACTGAATGAGCATCTAGGTATTTTTGGATGCGATAGCTACGACATATCTGGAGTAGTTGGTGGTGGTGGTTCAAATGGAGCGTTACACGGGCTTACTAAGTTTCACATGGAACAAGTTCCTACGAACCATTTCTTCCTTGAATACATATCTAGGCCACAAACAGCGGAGATATTTTACGAGGATGTAATAATGGCAATTCATTTTTATGGAATGCAAATTTTGGCAGAGAATAATAAACCTAGATTGCTATACCACTTAAAGAATAGAGGATATAGGCCATTCAGCATGAATAGGCCAGATAAGCCACTAGCAAAACTGTCAGTAACAGAAAGAGAGCTTGGGGGAATACCGAACACGAGTGAAGACGTGAAGCAGGCACACGCAGATGCCATCCAAACATATATAGAAAAATATGTTGGATACGACCTAGATGGAACATACAGAAACTCAGAAGATATTGGAGATATGTTTTTTAATAAGACGTTACAGTCTTGGGCTAAGTTTGATATAAATAACAGAACTAAATTTGATGCTTCGATAAGTAGTGGGCTTGCAATAATGGCTGGACAGCGCCATTTATATGTTCCTAAGACTGAGAATACAAAAATAAGTATTAAATTTGCGAAGTATGACAATTCTGGTAGAACAAGTCAGATATTAAATAATGAGAGATAAAAAAAATATATCAATTCCGAAACAACCATTCCCAAGTGTAAATACAAAAGACTCAGTAAAAGCTACTGAAGAATACGGATTAAAAATAGGTAAAGCAATACAGCACGAATGGTTTCAGGAAGGCGGAGGTACTTGCAAATTTTTTACTAGATGGACAGATTTCCATAATACTAGATTATATGCTAGAGGCGAGCAGCCTATTCAGAAATATAAAAAAGGGTTTGGGGAAGACTTGTCACATATAAACATGGACTGGACTCCAGTTCCTATTATTCCAAAGTTTGTTGATATTGTTGTAAATGGGATGTCTGATAGAACTTTTAGTACAAAGGCTAGAGCTGTTGACGCTATGTCTGCTGATGAAAGAAACAAGTATCAGCAAATGATTAAGTCTCAAATGATAGCAAAGCCTGTATTAATGGCTATAAAGGAGAATTTTGGTGTTGATACTTTTAAGGTTCCACCAGACGAGTTGCCAGAAACAAATGATGAGCTTTCTTTATTCATGCAAATGAAATATAAGCCAAGAATAGAAATAGCTGAGGAGACAGCTATTGATACAATTTTTGAATTAAACAACTATGAAAATCTAAGAGATAAGTTTCACTACGACTTAACAACCCTTGGAATTGGGATAGCTAAACATTCATTTAATATTAATGATGGAATTAGGATTGAATATGTTGACCCAGCAACAGTCGTTCATTCATATACAGAGTCTCCTACATTCTCTGATTGTTTTTATTGGGGAGAAGTTAAGACTGTACATGTAAGCGAGTTATTGAAGTTAGACCCAGATATGGATGAAGAAGAGTTAGAGGAAGCGGTAAGAGGCGGACAAGAATTTGGTGATTACTACATAGGAATGGCAAAATATAGAGATAGCATGTTCCAAAAAGATACTGTAACATTACTATACTTTAATTATAAAACAACTAACAGCATTGTCCATAAGAAAAAGAAATTAAACAATGGAGGAGAGAAGGTAGTTAAGAAAGATGATAGTTTTAATCCAGAGCCAAATGAGAATTTTGAAAAGCTAGATAAGAAGATTGAGGTGTGGTATGAAGGCGTAATGACGCTAGGGTCAAATATGCTTATCAAATGGGAGCTTTGTAAGAATATGGTAAGACCAGATGCCGCAATTCAAAAGACCTATTCAAACTATGTAGCATGTGCACCAAGAATTTATAAGGGAGAGATTGAGTCTTTGACTAAGCGAATGATTCCTTTTGCAGACTTAATACAGATGACGCATTTAAAGTTGCAGCAGGTATTAAGCAGAATTGTTCCAGATGGTGTGTTTATAGATGCAGATGGTATTAATGAAGTTGACTTAGGTAACGGTGGCTCATATACTCCAGAGGATGCATTAAACATGTACTTCACAACGGGTAGCGTTATTGGTCGTTCATATACTCAGGATGGCGAATTGAATCATGGTAAAATACCTATCCAAGAGTTAAACAGTAACAATGGACAAGGTAAAATAAATAGCTTAACTAGCACCTATAATCACTACTTAGGTATGATTAGAGATGTGACAGGGTTAAACGAAGCAAGAGATGCAAGTACTCCTGACCCAAATAGCTTGGTTGGGCTTCAAAAGTTAGCTGCTGCAAATAGTAACACAGCGACTAGGCATATTCTAAATGCCAGCGTATATATTACAAAGATGTTAAGTGAGGCTATATCATACAGGATTGCTGATGTGTTAGAGTACTCTGACAATAGAGAAGAGTTCGCAATGCAGATTGGTAAGTATAATTACGACATGCTAGACGAGATAAAATCATTGCCATTGCATAGCTTCGGAATTTTCTTAGAGGTATCACCAGACTCAGAGCAAGAAAATCAATTAGAGAATAATATCGGTGTTGCATTGAAAGTAGGGCAGATTAATCTTGAGGATGCTATTGACATCCGAAACATGAAAAATATAAAGCTTGCTAACGAATTGTTGAAGCAAAGAAGAAAGTCAAGGGATAAGCAGCGAATGGATGAGCAGAAGCAGGCTATGGAGCAGCAAACTCAAGGCAATATCCAATCAGCACAAGCATCTAGCCAAGCAAAAGCTCAGTCTCTACAGATTGAAGCACAGGTTAAAATGCAGGTAATTCAAGCTCAATCTCAAGCAGACATGGCCAAGATGGAAAGAGAAGCTCAATTAAAACTTGAGTTAATGAACCAAGAGTTTGAAATGCAGATGAGATTAAAGCAGGCAGAGATAGAGTTAGTTAATGGCAGAGACATGAAGAAGGAGGAAGCTAAAGATAATAGAACAAAGATACAAGCAACACAGCAATCAAAATTAATAGAGCAAAGACAAAACAAAGCATCTGCTGTAGACTTTGAGTCAAACGAGGATTCTTTAGACGGATTTAGTCTTGGAGAGTTTGAACCGAGGTAGTTGTTTATGTATGATATTAGTCATATATTTGCTAAAATTTAATATAATATGGAATTTACTAATGTAAAACTAGTTGATGATGAAGAAAAATCATTATCAGAAAAAGAAGCTGATGTAATAGCTGCTGCAAAAGAAGAAGAAGTTGCCATAGAGGCAGAGTCTGAAGCAACAGAAGAAACTGAGGCAGAAGCAGAGTCAGAACTCAGCGAAACAAGTGTTCTTTCATTTATTAAGAATAAGTTTAATAAAGAAGTAAATTCTTTAGAGGATTTATTTAACGAGAAAAAAGAAGCAGTAGACCTACCAGAAGACGTTTCGATGTACATGAAGTACAATAAAGAAACAGGGCGTGGTTTTGAAGACTTTATAAAAGCGAATAGGGACTTTACAAAAGAAGAACCTACAACCTTACTTAGAGAATACTTGGCTATCATGAACCCAGAACTTGATGATGAAGACATGGAGTTCGAGATGGAGAAATACGAGTATGACGAATTTGATGAAAAAAGAGAAATAGCTGCTAAAAAAGTAGCTTACAAAAAAGACCTTGCGGAAGCAATTGATTACTTTAATAAACAAAAGGAGCAGTACAAAATACCAGCAGCGTCTGTTGGAACTGGATTGCAAGAAGAGGAAAAAGAAGCGTATGAATTGTTTAAGCGGACACAATCGCAGGTGGCAGCCTACGAGGAAGAGAATAATGCAAAAGTTGAATATTTTAAGCGGAAAACTGACGAGTTGCTTAATGAGAAATTTAAAGGTTTTGAATTTCAAATTGATGGCAAAAATTTAGTATATAAGCCTTCAGATATTTCTAAAATCAAAGAGCAACAGTCTAACATTGGCACATTTATTAGTAGCCATGTTGGAGAAAACGGATTGCTTAAAAATGCAGAGGCTTACCATAAAGCGATGGTGATGGCTTCTAACCCAGACATGATGGCTAAATTTTTCTATGAGCAAGGGGCAGCAGATGCTACCACAAACTTTGCAAAAGATAGTAAAAATATAGATATGTCAGGAACTAGAAGTTCACCGCAATCAATTTCAAAGGGTGGCCTAAGTGTTAAAATGGTTGAAGATGACGATGATTATTCTCTGAAAATAAGCAGAAACAGAAAATAATTAACAATTAAAAACAAAAAACCAAAAAAATGGCAGGTACATTATCATTAACCCCTACTTACGGATTAACGCCAACAGCGCAGAAAATCCCAGTATCAACAAACTATATTAAGGATTTTAACTTCCTTAATCAATATTTACCAGAGCAGTATCAAAAAGAATTTGAGCGTTATGGTAATAGAAGCGTAGCATCATTCTTGAGAATGTTAAGCGCAGAAATTCCATTTGCATCAGATTTAATTAAATGGTCAGAGCAAGGTAGATTACACACAAAATACACTGACGTTTACACTGCTTCAGTAGCAGGTGCAAAAACTGCTGCTGTACAATTCAGTGCACAAGCTGGCAAGCCTGTTAATTTCAGAAAAGGTCAAACAGTTTTGATTTCTCAAAACGCAGGGACAGCAACAAACAAAGGTATTATTACAGATGTTGCTTCAAGTGGTTTGACATTTGATGTAGCTTTTTATGAAGCAACCCAAGCTATTATAGCAGGTACTGCAACTACAAACTTGTGTACTGTATTTGTTTATGGTTCAGAGTTCAGAAAAGGTACTGCTGGGATGGAGGGTAGCTTAGAGGCTCAATCTGTATTCTTCGACAACAAACCAATTATAATTAAGGAAAACTATGAAGTTAGTGGTTCTGATATGGCTCAAATTGGATGGGTAGAAGTATCTGACGAAACAGGTGGCGGAGGCTACTTGTGGTATTTAAAATCATCTCATGAAACTCGTACTCGTTTTGAAGACTACTTGGAAATGAGTATGGTTGAAGGTAAGATAGCAGAAGCAAACTCTGGAGCATTAAATACTCAGTCAGTTAATGCAGCTGGGTCAAACATTATTACAGGTGGTGGCACTGGTGCAACTAGCGTTGGTACTAAAGGTTTATTCTCTGAAGTAGAGAGTAGAGGTAACGTGTGGAGCGGTGGTAATCCGAACACATTAAATGACTTCGATGCAGTTATTCAAAGATTAGATAAGCAAGGTGCGATTCAAGAGAATGCAATTTTCTTAAACCGTCAGTTTAGCTTTGACATTGATGATATGTTAGCAGCTCAAAGCGCAAGCGCTATGGGTGGTTCTAGCTTCGGATTGTTCGATAACGATAAGGATATGGCTTTAAATTTAGGGTTCTCTGGTTTCCGTAGAGGTTATGATTTCTACAAAACAGACTGGAAATACTTAAATGACGCTCAAACTCGTGGCGACTTAGTAGCAGGAGCCGTGAATGGAGTATTAGTTCCAGCAGGTTCAACTAATGTTTACGACCAAGTTTTAGGCAAAAATGCTAAACGCCCATTCTTACACGTTAGATATCGTAAGAGTGAAGTTGAAGATAGAAAGTATAAATCATGGGTTACAGGCGGAGCAGGTGGCGCATCTAATAGCGATGTAGATAGCATGAAAGTTAATTTCTTATCTGAAAGAGCACTTTGCGTATTAGGAGCTAATAACTTCTTTATCTTTAAAAACTAATAAATAACAAATAATGAGTGACAGGTGATTCTGTCACTCATTATTAAATTAAATTAAATAAAATGAAATCGACAAAAAAAACACAAGTAGGGAAAGACAAAACGTATGTATTGACAGGCAATAGCTCGCCAATATGTTTCATGTTACAATCAAAAAATAGTAGGAGTTCTCCGTTGCTATACTTCGATGAAGAGACTAACGAAAACAGAGCATTAAGGTATGCTAAAAATCAGAAGAGTCCATTTGAAGATGAGCAAGATGGGAACGCAATATTAGAGCATGTAATGTTTGAAGACGGTTCGCTTCATGTTCCATACACAAACCCAACACTACAAAAGTTCTTAGACATCCATCCAGCCAACGGTACTATCTTTAAAGAGTTAGACCACGAGGCTATAGCAAAGGATGAAAAAGATGCTTTATTGAAAGAGATAGATGCATTGGTAACAGCTAAGGGATTAGAAGTATCAGTGGCAGAGTCTATTTTAAGAGTATATGCTGGGGCAAATGTAGACAGCATGACTACAAGTGAAATAAAAAGGGACATATTGATATACGCCAAGAAAAGCCCTAGAGAGTTCTTAGAAGCCTTAGAAGACCCAACGCTAACATTAGACAATACTGTAGCTAGGTCGTTCACTGAAGGCATATTTATAACAAAAAACAATGGTAGAGATATCTATTACAACTTAGAAAACAACAAGTTGAAGTTATTGACAATACCTTCTGGAGAAACAGCAGAGCAAGCATTAAGTGCGTTCTTCTTAACTACAAAGGGACTTGAAGTAATGAAGATGGTTGAAAGTAAGTTGAATTAATTATCTTTGCTTAACAACTTAACAATTTTAAAAAAAAATAAAAAAAAATGAAAAGATTAATTAGTTTCCCTATAGGTACAGCAGGGAATAAAGTGATTGTCGGGGTAGATAATATTGCAACAATTACATTCCCTACAACATCTACAATGTTTATATTCTATGTTGGTAGTGCTACCTTAAAAACAACTATTACGTTTACAACAGCTGACGCAACTTATGCATCTCACAATGCTGTAGTAAAAGCAATTAGTGATGCTTTTGCTATTGGTGCAATTAGTAAAGATAACTTTGCAGTTTATGAACTTCCTACATTACCTATAGTAGGTGGTACAACACAACAGGTTCTTACTTCTGTAGCTTACGCTTAATAGTAACACAACAAATTTAAAAAAAAATCGCATAATCTTTATGCGATTTTTTTTTGTTATCTTTGCTGTCTATGATTGATAAAGTTAGACAGTCCGTATTGTATATCCTAAACAAGGACAATAACGGGTATATTACTCCACAGGAGTTCAATCAATATGCAGGCATGGCACAATTGGATATTTTTAATAAATATTTTGTTGACTATGAAGAAGCAAAGCAGTTATTAAAGAATGGCAAGGCCAGCGATAACTATGCTGATACTGTTAGAAAGATAGAGTATAACATAAATGTTTTTTTAGAAAATATACTTATAAGTAAAGAGTCAGATACAGCCACTGCGATTGCTGCAATAAATGCAGGTACAGTATCAAGTATAGCTTTAGCAAATAGCGGTGGCGGATACTCTTCAGCTCCAAATGTATTTATTGGTAGTTCTGGCTCAGTGGCGTTTGCTGCAAATACAAGTGTTTCAAAGGGTGCAATGTTGTCTAGTGGAACGAATTATTTCATCGTAATTACAGCAGGAACTACAGGAGCCAATATTACAAGTTTTGATAGGAATAACAACTTCACAAATGGTTCAGCAGTATTGAAATATGTCACGGTTTCAAATGGTGCTGGTTCAGGAGCGTTGGCAACTGCAAGTATTGATACAAAAGGAAATATTTCAAATATTATAATAACAAATGCTGGTTCTGGTTACACATCGGTTCCTACGGTTACTATTGCAGCAACAAGTGTAGGCAAAGGGTATGCATTACCTTCTGACTGGTTTTTTATTGACAACATATTTATAGGCAATAACGAAATCCAAAAGGTTAGCACTAGAGAATTAGCTTTATTGTTAAAGTCTCCAAGTGTGTACCCATCGCTTGAGTTTCCAGTGTATAACCAGAAGGCATCTTTAGTGGAGGTTTATCCTAGTTCTATAGTATCCGACATAGAGTTAAACTACATTAGGTATCCAAAGTATCCAAACTGGACTTACACCTCTATTGCAAACGGAGAACCTATATATAATCCATCTATTTCAGGGTTCCAAGATTTTGAATTATACGATGAAGAGTTTACTAAGTTGGTTACAATTATATTGCAGTATGCAGGTGTTCAAATAAGAGAAACACAGGTTGTACAACTAGAAGCGCAGCGTGAAGCAATGTTAAACAAAAAATAAAGAAAATGCAAGATTCAGTATATTATGGAGATAGTTCAAATTTTGGGAGCTATCAATACCTACCACTAACCGAAATAGTTTCTAACTTCCTGTTGCAAAGTACAGGAGATAACTTCATCATTAATAATACGAGCAGATTTAGCGTAGTATTTTGTGCAAAAAGAGGGATACAAGAGTTGCACTACGATGCAGCAAAAGAAACATTGTCATTTGAGGGTGAGGTATCTTCTTCATTGAAAATGGTTATGCCATCTGATTTTGTAAATTATATAAAGGTTTATAGAGAAGTAAATGGTAACCTAATACAACTTGAAGAGTCTAATTCAGTGATAAGCGCTAGAGCAATGCTGAAAGACTCCGCAGGAGACACAGTTTACGACTCAAATGGTAACGCTGTTTTAGTAGACAGTGACTTAGACTTAGCTAGGATTAATGGTGACGCTCAACAGATGTCTCCAGAAGGCTATTTAGGGTGGTTCATTAATGATGAGTGGTATTACCCATACAACTATCCTTTGCTTGGCATAGACATGGCTAAGATTGACTTTAACCCTACATTTAGACTAGATAAAAAAGCTGGAGTAATTAATTTCTCTAGTGGAATGTCTGGAGAAAAAGTAGTGATAGAATACTTTAGCGATGGGATGAAGGCAGATGATGCAGACATAATGATACATAAAATGGCAGAGGAATATCTGTACATGTATATTAAGTGGGCATTATTAAACGGGAAGAGTGGCATTCCTGAGTATGTTGTAAATAGAGCTAGAAGAGATAAGATGGCCGCATTAAGAAACACTAAAATAAGATTAGGTAACAATAGCCCTAGTAAGTTGAAAAAAGCTTTAAGAGGTGCTTTAAATTGGATAAAGTAGTATGAATATAGTAAATACATTTACAGGAGCAAGAATGAACAAGGATATTGACGCTAGGTTAATTCCTTCAACAGAGTATATAGATGCACTGAACGTAGATGTTATAAATTCTACTGATGGTAATAAGAATGGAGTTTTACGAAACTCAAAAGGAAATAGAAGACTAGAAACGCCCCTTGGGGTAACAATAGATGTAAGAACAGCATCGGGTATGCCTCTAACAAATCCTGTAGTAATAGGAGTCTGCAAGTATGAGCCGAATAACGCTATTTATTGGCTCATAGCTTCTGATACAGAGGACATAGTTGTGGAGTACATAGACAGGCCAGACACCGTAAGTAGTGTCACTGCTGGGCTGTATGGCGTTGTGGGGGATATGACTGTGATACTCCGTGCTGTTAAATTAACACCTACAACACCTAGTTTATTGGGGTTTAATAAAAGCTATTTAATATCGGGCATAAACTATTTTAACGGGTTCCTATTGTGGACAGATAATCTATCTGCGCCAAAAATGGTAAATATTGCAGATGCTAAAAACTGGACTTCAGCAATCCCCCCCTTTGCTTGGAACATAGATGACATTATTGTTATTGTCAAGCCTCCTGTAAGCGCACCTTCATTGTTTTTAAAGAATGATACAAATATAAAAACTAATACAAAGAATAAGTTCTTATATTTTTCTTATAGATATAAATATGCAAACAGTCGATGGAGTTCTATGGCACCATTTAGCAAGGTTGGGTTCTTCCCATCTGCGTTTGCTTACGACCAAAATGCGGAAGCTAATGTTGGGATGCAGAATATATACAACTCTGTTGACATAACTGTAAACACTGGTAGCAGACAAGTAACGGATATACAGATATTGTTTAGAGATACATCATCAAATAATGTTTACATAATTGAGACGATAAATAAAGCTCATCCAATACTACAAACAAGCACAATACTAGATGACTCTACGTTTACATATAAGTCTTTTGATAATAACAAAATATATACTGCACTACCAAGTAGACAACTGACTAGATTGTTTGATAATGTTCCGATAAAAGCATTAGCACAGGACATTATAGGTGGCAGATTAATCTATGGCAACTATACTCAATTCTATGATTTAAAAACAGATTTTAATAGTATGGTATTGCCTAACTATACCGTATCTATAAACTCTACTCCTATAGCAACTGCTGCTACTCCTCAACCGAGCTTGAAGACGGGTAGAGATTACGAAATAGGACTAATGTATTTAGATGACTATGGGCGCATGAGTACTGTTTTAACATCGCCAAAGAATACAATCCATTTACCATATAGTAAGGCTGGAAATAAAAACTCATTAATTCTTGATATTGCACATTTCCCTCCGAAATGGGCTACTAAATATAGGGTTGCAATTAAGCAGTCCAAAGACTCATACTATAACATATATCCAACTGTTTCATACAATGTTGGCACTGGTACTTGGTTTAAGGTAAGCAATAGTGATGTAAATAAAGTAGCAGTGGGTGATTATGTAGTAATAAAAACATTGTATACAGGAGTTAGTGGAGATAGTAAGGAATATAAAGTACTAGAAATAGCTGCAAAAAACTTTGGAGAAATAGTAGCAAATACTAGTATTGCAGGTACGTATTTAAAATTAAATTATACACAAGCGATAACAGCTGCTAATTTGTATAGCTTCACTAATACTGGATTTATGTTTAATAGCATGAGTCCATCTGCCACATCAGGTAACAATCAAGTTGGGTCTTCGTGGATTGTGGCTAGTACTAAGCCCAATATGGACTATTCACCATGTGTACTATATAGGGCTAATGGGACATCGTTTAAGGGAGCTTCAAGTGGAGCTGTATATTCAAAGATAAGTTCTCCATCTAAAGACATAAGATATATAATAGAATACGTTGGGATAGTTGGGGCATATCATTGTTTGAATTATAGAGAGTTCCCAAGTCAAACAAATATAAATTCAACTCCAATACATTTTAGACATGTTTCAACAGGTGCGCCTGTAGCTGTTTCTTTATTTTCATCATTCATGTCTGGAACAGTAGGCCAATTAGATATTCTCCCAACGCATCAATTACAAGTTGGTGACTCTTGGAGGGTTAATGTATATTCATTATTCTTAGGAACAACTATTGGAGGTAATAGTATTAATAGACTAGCATCTGTAGTAAAAACAGACACAGTAAAACAAGAAATAACAGGGGGAACTTTAATAGAGTTTCCATTTTTAAGAGATGGGAATACAGCAGCGAATGGGTCAGTTATTACTCCTCCACAATCTTTTATAGCTACTAAAACGTATGTAGATATTCAAGAGTGGTTTTGGGAAGATGGGGCATATTTAACATTTAACCATTTATATCTAAATAATATATCATTAGGATATAAAAATGTATTTTTTAGGAATGCATTTCCTAATATAAATAATTTTATTTCACCAATAGATGGTAATCAAATATTTGCAGCTTCAGGGGCAACTTCAAATACAAATGTATTTATGATAGTAAGCAGTGGTGGCGCTGGGACATTTTCAGCTTCAGTAAATGGCTCGATGCAAATTAGTGTTAAAATAACATACCAAAAAAATGTATTATGTTTAGAAACTGCACCGAAAGATACTGATAGCAAAATATTCCATGAGTGTAGTGAAGATTTTCAAATATATCAGAATGGGAATAACAGATGTCATACAGGGGACATCCAGAACCAAACAACAATGCAACACGCTAGATTAACCTTACCATTGACATTTAACTGTTTTGCATTTGACAATGGAGTTGAGTCAAATAGAATTAGAGATGACTTTAACGCCCCAACTATGGAGTGGTCTCCTAGGGTTAATGGCGTATCTGAAGATTATGGCCAACAGGTACAATCTGAAAGTTTAACCTACAGCGGTGTATATAGAGCCGATAGTAATGTAAATAATTTGAATGAGTTTAATTTATCTATTGGCAACTTTAAAAACCTAGAGAAATCATTCGGCTCCATTCAGAAAATTAAATCAAGAGACAATGATTTGATTGTAATACATGAAGACAAGATAACAAAGGTATTATATGGTAAAAACTTACTAAGCGACTCAACAGGCGGTGGAACCGTATCTTCAGTTCCAGAAGTTTTAGGAACGCAAATATCATACGAAGGCAACTACGGGATAAGCCGAGACCCAATGACATTTACTGAATACGCAGGGGATATGTGGTTTAGTGACGTTCAGAGAGGTGTATTATTAAGACTAAACAATCAAGGGTTGTTCCCAATAAGTAAAAATGGTATGCAATCATTTTTCAATACTAGATTTGCTGCTGATTTCTCTACTAAGAAAATCGGGGCGTTTGACCCAGTAAATAAAAGATACATGTACACCGATACATCTGTAAAAATAACTAAGCAACCAAACACTATAATTATTAATTTACCTGTAGTTGACGCTATGGGAAGTTCATTGCCTAGCTTTTTGAATGACCCAATACTATTATCTTCAAACAACAATCCAATTCCGTAATGAGTAAAATAATATTAGATACTGATGTATCGTGGAAAATAGAAACTGACGTTGCTTGGGTGACAGGGCTGCCAAAGGTAGGCACTGGGTATTTTGAATACACTCCAATTTTTACCGAGAATGCGGGTGCTATTAGGAGTGGCAATATAACTATAACGTACTATACTCCAACGCCAACAATTGAGGTTATCCCAGTTACCCAAACTGGGGTAGGTGGATATCGTAATGCTAAAGTATTTGTAGTAGGGCTAGAAGAAGACAGCGAACTTCCTGTAAGAATAAAAACAACTGTTGGTGAGTATCAAAATATATTCTCCCCAAATTGTAATACAGAATTAGATATCAGTGGGTTTATGGGCAGCCAGACAATCCCATCAGACGGAGAAAACCTTACAATAACACTATACTATATGGGGGACAATGGATATAAACCATTCCTCCATCAATTAAATTCAGTATTATTTGTAGAAACAAATGTGCAATGCAATGACTATATAGATGCTATTGCTGAAGGTGCAACCGCTGTAACATTAACGGATAATGGTATAGATGGATATTCTGGAAATGCTGAATTTAATGCAGAAAATGATTATGCATATTTTATTTTAGACTACAGAAATATAATAGCTAATTCAACTTTAAATATAGACAATTTAAGCGCATCACTTGTTACTAATTTTAGACTAGGGCAAAACAATAGCGGAGCTGTAGTATTCAGCAGCATAGCAATAACCTCATTTACGACTGAATCTATTAAAGAAGTAAACTATGATGGGCAACAGGTATTTAAAGAAGAGAGTGATTTAGACAATACAATTATACTTACTAACATAAATACGGAAAATCCTTATTCTACCTTATCAATATCTCCGCCAACTGGGACTTCTTTTAATGGATGGACTCCTAGGATAGTATTAAACACATATCCATGCAGTACAACCACAATTAGTAACACCAAAAGAGATTACTACTACGATTGTTTACCTGATACGCCAGTAAATAGTTATCGTCATACAAATTATTATTCAGCAACTCCAGATGTAGGTACTCAATTATTAAACAGTACTACATACAAGCCAGTAACATTTACAGCAGGATGGTATAGAAATTCAACTTACGCATTCAACTTAAACTCAGCAGGAGTAGTTATAGAAAGAAGACTACTAGCTTGTTCAGAAGCTGGAGTACCTGTACTAACAGCAGAAACATTTAATATAGAAAATGGAAGTGATGTTGAGTTTAAAATAGCAGCAACGAATAATCCATACAAATATAGGATAACAAGCGTATATACCGATGTATCTGTATTGGGTGGAACGACAGGTGGAAGTTGGAACTATACAGATACAGAGGGGGCTACTAGTATAGTTAATGTTGGAATAGGAGAGACCGTTATCGTTGCGGGTAACTACAGTACGTTTACTCGAACTAGGGGAAGCGACTCAACGATAGTAAATGGAGGCCAAGCAGCATTAGATGGGATATTTGTGACAGATGATGGTGTAATAAAAATAGGCTCAGATGTAGGAGGGACATTTAGCGCTGTTGTGGTTGCAACAAACTGCGTAGGGAATAGTGCTAACAGGACATTTACGTTTATTGTTAGCGCTCCACCAGTAATACCGCCTACTGATGTATGTTGTACTTCAGGTATTCCAATAGGAGGTACAGCAGGGCAAATACTTTCTAAGATAGATGCCACTGATTATAATACTCAATGGATTGACGAAGCACCAGCAGCGTCTTTCACATCGACAGTTAAGCATCAGGTGAAACTAGGGTTAGCAATAGTTAAAGGGCAAGCGGTGTATGTAACGGGTGCGGATGGAACTAATATGGTTGTGGGTAAAGCATCTAATACTTCGGAAGCCACATCAAGTAAAACAATGGGACTACTTGAAACAGGAGGAAGTACCAATGCGCTAGTAAACGTAATTACAGAAGGTTTACTTACTGGGCTAAATACATCTTCTGCAACTATTGGAGACCCTGTATGGTTAGGGGTTGGTGGGGCATTAATTTATGGACTTGTAAACAAACCATACGCACCAGCGCATTTAGTTTTTATAGGAATAGTTACTCGTGTAAACTCTAGCAATGGTGAGATATTTGTAAAGCCACAGAACGGATTTGAGTTAAAAGAAATTCACGATGTGGATTTAATTACTACAACTCCTATAAATGGTCATCTATTAGGATTTGATGGCACTTTATGGGTGAATAAAACTATTGCAGGCTGGTTAGGATTTACACCACAACAACAATTAACATTAACAACAACAGGAACAAGCGGAGCAGCTACATTAGTTGGTGCGACATTGAACATCCCACAATATAGCGGTGGCGGTGGTGGCACTTGGGGCAGTATTACAGGTACGCTTTCTAGCCAAACAGATTTGCAAACAGCATTAAACGCCAAGCAAAATACTATTACAAATAGTGATAGCATTACGCAGGGTACTACTAATTTATTTTTGACAAGTGCTGAAAGAACTAAGTTAACTAATACTAGCGGAACTAATAGCGGTGATAATGCGGTGAATAGTTTATATAGTGGGCTAGCTGCAAGTAAAGAAGATACGGCAAATAAACAAACAGATTTAACTGCAAGTGCTACTAAGTTTCCAACTGTAGATGCAGTGAATACAGGATTGGCTACTAAAGAGCCTACAATAACAGCAGGTACAACATCTCAATATTATAGAGGTGATAAAACATTCCAAACGCTTGATAAGACAGTCGTTGGACTTGCAAATGTAGACAATACATCTGATGCTAATAAGCCAGTAAGCACAGCTCAAGCAACAGCAATTGGACTAAAATATGATGCAACTAATCCAAGTGGTTACATTTCTAACATAAATGCATTAATTTCGCAGGGCACAAATATAACAATAACAGGAAGTGGCGATGTTGCATCCCCTTACGTTATAAGCGCAAGCGGTGGCGCAGGTGGCGGTGAACCAGCAATTAGAAAAGCACAACCACGAATAACTAGAGAAACTTATTATTAAAAAAAATTAAACAATGGCAGCAGGAATAGACCCAATATATGTAGCAACCCCCAAGATAGGGTTTGGAACAAACTTAACCACAGCGAATACAGCAACAGATGGCACAGGAACGGTATCAACTTTGATGACCGCAGGGACAAACGGGGCTTTTGTTGAAAAAGTATTAGTAAGGCACTTAGGTACTAATGTGCAAACCGTAGTTAGAATATTTATTAATAACGGTGGTGCTAATTCAACGGCTGCAAATAATAGATTGATAAGAGAGATTACAGTACCAGCTAATACATTGAGTCAAACGGCTGCAAGTTTAGCAACTGATATTCCTATTAATATTCCATTGCAAGCTGGATATTCATTATTAGCAACTAATGGAACTACAATAGCAGCAGGATTAGCATTAACCACAATATACGGAGATTATTAATTATGACGGGACTAACTTATAAAGATAATTTTAGTAGGGTTTTTGACTATACAGGGGATGTTGAAGCCTTTGTAATTCCTAAAAATGCAACCATGTTGCATATATGGGCAATTGGTGCAGGTGGTAATGGTGGCGCAGGTGCATCAAGAGCCGCAGGAACAGCAGGCGGTGGCGGTGGTGGCGGTGCTACTGGTGCAATAGTTACTATGTTAATTCCTACAAGATTTTTACCCCAAATATTATATATTCAAGTTGGAAAAGGGGGAGGCACTACTACCGATGGATTTACTAAAGTAATGTTTCGGAGAGGCGATGGTTTAAATTCCGTAGTAGCAGATAGTTTATTACTAGCTAATACAGGTAATAATGGAACAGCTGGTACTAGTGGAAATGCGGGTTCGGCAGGAACAATTACAGGTTACTCACTACAAAATAATGCTTATGCAGGCTTAGGAACTTTAACGATAACAGCAGGGCAAGCAGGAGAGTTAGGTGGTGCAATAACTGGTGCGGTTGGTGCTAGTAAAAATCCAGCATTTACGTTTGGTATGCCATTTTCAGGTGGCGCAGGTGGCGCAGGGTGTACTACAACTGACTTTGCAGGTGGTAGTATCATCCCAGCAAGTAACGCTCAACAACAATTAGGGATTACATTGGCAGGTGGTGCAGCAGGTGGTGGTAATGGCTTGGATGGATTGCAATTTGAAGAGCCATTTACTTGCTATGGTGGTTCTGGTGGCGGCTCTAATAATAGTGGAGTAGGTGGCAAAGGTGGAGATGGTGCTATTGGATGCGGTGGCGGTGGCGGTGGCGCAGGTGTTACTGGTGGCGCAGGTGGTCGTGGTGGCAATGGCAGAGTGGTTATAACATGGTTTTAAAATAAAAAATAAATATACAAAAATGGAAACATTACAATACCAAAAAGAAGTAGAAAATTACATCGATAATCTTGTAATTAAATTGCAAAAGGATTGCCCAGAAAAAAGCATTTCGAGAAACGAATTTAAGAATGCAGCATTGACCTTTACAAGCGAAAAAGAATTAAATGATTATTTAGTTTTTTCAGCAACGCAATCAGTATCAATCAAAGATGCTTTTATTTGCGCAGATGCTTTCTTTGAATTAAGATGGGTAAAGTTAATTGAACTAATAAATAGTATCTAAATTGCTTTTATAGTATCTTTGTAAAATGGCATATACAGTAGCATATCAGCCCTCAGTAGATGGATTTACTTCATTCTATAGCGGCATACCAGAGATGATGATTGGTATGAATAATTATTTTTATACCTTTAAGAACGGACAAATATGGAAAGAGTATATGGGCATAAGAGGAAACTATTATGGAACTCAGTACGGAAGCTCTATCAGGATATCTCAAAATAATTCACCAAACGAGGTAAAGATTTTTAAGACTATATCTTTTACAGGGGATATTACAGAGGGCGAAATATCGTCATCGTTAATGACCGCATATCTTGGTGATAGGGCATACACAGGGTCTATATCGGCAAATGAGTTTGTTAATAAAGAAGGTGAGCTGTTTTGTAGTATTAGAAACAACTCTGAAGGCACAGCGGAAACTGGTTCAACGATGATTGATAAGGGTGTCGGTGTACTGGCTGCAATAAAAGCAACTAACTCATACGAGATTATTACCAATGAGTCGCTGACTATTATAACTGGTATCAACTCCACTTCTGGCACTACACTATTTTACTATAGCGGAACAACGCTTAATGTCATAGGGTATATATCTAGTATGGAAAAAACAAATAGCGGCTATATAATAAACACTTACGCATCTGCATCAACCCCAACGGTAGGAAGCATTATCGGAACACGGGTAAGTTCAAAGATTGAAAGCTACGGGCTTAGAGGTAACTACAATATATTAGATATAAATATCAACTCCACAAATGCAGTGGAATTATTTTCTGTTCAGTCAAATATAATCAAATCTTTTCCTTAAATTTGCAGGAATGTACTCCAGAAAATTACAGCTTGAAGATTACGAGGTGTTGGTTAAATGGTGGAAAGAGTGGGGATGGACAGTAGCGCCATCTCTTGAAATGCTTCCTCCGTTGAACACACATGGCGTAATGATATGTGACGAGGATGGCTGTATCTGTGCAGGGTTTGTTTATGAAACTAATTCAGCGTTTTGTTGGTTTACATTTCCTATATCAGACCCATCAATCAGAGGGTTCAGGAGAAAGAGCGGAGTACGTCATTTAATAATAGCCTGTGAGGAATTAGCTAGAGAACTAGGATTTGCTTATATTTACAGTAGTATTAGAAATCCAAATATGATAACATTACAAAAACAGCTAGGGTTTTCAGAAGGCGGAATAAATCACACAGAATTAATAAAAAAAGTAAATTAAAATGGGAGTAGAATTAGCAGCCGTAGGGCTAGGACTAAGCGCAATACAAGGAGTAGCTGGATTAGTCCAAGAAAAGAAAGCTAGACAAGCCGCAGAAGCATCATACAATAAGTTAAAAAATATGCCGAAACAAGCCAACGCTATGAATGCAGTTGGTGTTCCTGTAAACATGTACGACCAAGCACAGGCCAATATCAACCAGCAATCAGCTAACATGGTTGATGCTGCTAGAGAGGCTGGTTCTGCTGCTGTGTTGGGTAGTGTTGGAACTATTCAGGGTGGTATAAAAAATGCTGAGATGGACTTAACAACTAGGAAGGCACAAGATGCGCTTAATTTAAGTTTAGAAAAGCAAAAGACTCAGCAGCAAATAGATAACGATTACTATAACTTCCAAAGACAGCTAGAGGCTTCTCAAATGGAAGGCGCTCAGTTAGCCGCAGCTCAGGGAGCTACTCAGTTCCAACAAGCTCTTGGTGGAGCTACTCAAAACCTAACGTCTTTAGGTGTTGCTAAATATAAAGCAGCTGGAACAGGCTCTGGTGGTTCATATACTCCATCTAGTTTGGCACTTTCTGACCCTAAGGAAGGTTTTGGTCTTGGTGGAACTAATCTATTGGATGGTTTCACTGGGATGGGATATAGTGGTAAAAAGAAGAAATAATAATAATATAACATGACATACGCAGGATATAAACCAAATGAAACAGCAAGTCTCGGAGCAATAACTGCAACTGGTATTGACGCTATTACTAAAATAAATTTAGAGAGAGAAAAGCTAGATGCAAAGAAAAAGATTAAACAAGATGAGTTAAACTATAAAGCTGCACTAGAGGCTCAAAAGGAAGCTGCAAAAAAGAAAGAAGACGAGGGAAAGGATTTAGAGGCTACAAAGGCTAAATTTAGAGAGAATACAGGAAAAACTGAATCTAGTATTAATTTGATTCAAAAAGGGGGAGAAAATATGACTACTTTTTTAGGCGCACATCCAGAAAAACAATTTCAAAATGCTTTAACTATTGGTTGGAATGGCCTAAAGCAAACGCAAGCTAACATTGATGGGCACTCAGAGGCTTTAGCTAAAAATACAAATCCATCAATGCAGGATGCATTTGTATTTGGGAGAAATGTAGAAATGTTAAAGAGCAATAAACTAGAGCCTATAGCTCAATTAACCCCTGATGGTAAAAGTGCTCAGTTAGTTTTAAAAAATATAGAAAATGGACAGATTACAACATTAGAGGGGTATGATATGTCTGGACAAAATGTAACCAATACAATGCCTGACCTATATGGCGTAAATGGAACATTTAATAGTATTGTTACGCAAATAGGAGAAATTCCAAATGTAGAGGGTAGGACTACTACGACTGATGTAAAAAATCAAGATAACTATAAAGCTCAAGTTAAGCAGGCAAAAAATATGTTTTTTGCAGACACAGAAAAATTAGGAAATAGATATTATTTAGTATCTCAAAAACTAGGAAAGACCCCAATATATTATCTGGAAGGAGATGACCAAAAAGAGTTGGCAGCTAAAGCTGGTGTGCTTGAAGATAATGCTGATTTTATAAAAATGGTAATAAAAAACGGAGTTGGTATGGCCGAATTAACGGAATCCCAGAAAAAGAAATTAGAGGCTCATATAGAGTCAGAAATAGCGTCAAGGGTAAATGTAAAAATAGTTACAAAGGCAGAGCCTAGCGTTAATAATTTTAGCCTTACTGCCGAGATTAAAAATGAAACACTTGGTGAAGCTGGAGAAATATATAGAGGTGTAATTAATAATAAAAAACACTATATAAACGTATTCAAACAAGCAGCACAGAAAAATGGAGACATGCTTGATGAAGTAACGCATCCATTCCCTAATAAGGAAGGAGAAGCCGATAATCAAAGCCACCCAGTATTTCAATATACAGATGGAGTAATTAAATATCTATATAGAAACAGTAAAGGAGTTGTTAAACGGAGAGAAATAGATACAAAGGGCTTGAATACGGTACAGGCTGCTCAATTATTATCAACGGATTTAAGTCCTGCAACAGTTAAATCAATAGGAGAAGCTGGGGCGTTAGCAGCTAAATCTAGGTCAAAAAAGAAATAATAAAACAAACAATAAATAATGGAATTACAAGACGGAGAAGTTATCCCTAAAGGAAACACAACATACAGCGAGAGCAATGCATTGCCTTATAGTGAGCCAACGGCTATTACCCCAACTGAGGAGATAGATGAAACGGCTAAAAGAGCTCGGTACTACAATGAGCTATTAAACGCTGTTAAAGACACCCCAGAAGTCGCTAAGTTTAACCTAAAACCAAAGGCAGACACCGACATCGTAACAGACGATGAGTTAGCTGGATTAGGCTATCAATATGCAGATATTTATAACAAGGATAAATATACAAAGGGTAAGCTAGTTGGAATTACATACAAGCCACTTGATGTAGCTGGGAACAATAGTCCATTTGCTTCCATAAACTACGAGCTAGGAGACCAGATAGAGAATAAAATAGTTGAAAATAATAATAAAGAAACTTTAACCCAATACAATACCGCAGTAACAGAGTTAAACGACCCAAGTCTTACCATTGCCAATAGCATAGATGAGGTAGACCCTAAAAAGCTTAGTTATGTACAGTACAAGAAGCAAAGGCAATCTATTCCAGAGTTACCAGATGTAGCATCCTCTGAAGATATTACTCCAGAGCACATGGCAAAGTTGCAGGTTGCTATGGCGGCTAAAACTTGGAACTCAATATTTGAACAAGTGAAGGATAACCCAGAAGTTATCGCACTAGGATACAAACCAAAAAAATATGATGACATTGTATCCCCTAAAGAAGAGGATTTCTTAGAAGAAAAACTTAAAAATAAGCTAAACAAAGAATATGCTGAAAAATCGAAAAGTACTGGAATAAAGTTTACCCCAGTAGAAAAGTTATGGGATTTTAATAGTGGTATAACAGACCCTATTGATAATGCAATTAATAAAAAGAATGAAGACGAGTGGTTAGCTAATACAAATAAATTAGCCAAACAGTATGGTATAGCTCCATTTAAGTCAGTTGAGGACTACGACCAAACGCATGTAGCAAAATGGGATGCATACAATGAAAAGCAATTAAAGAAAAACAACTCTACTATAGCTGAGTTAAATAGTAAGCTTCCAGAAAAGGAAAGGTTTCCAATAGTAAAGACGAATGAAGAGTATCAGTTTATTTTCCCGAAATTAAAAGCTGCTGCTGCTAAAGTGCAGGCGGAAGAAGTTAAAAAGTTTGAGGCAAAGCAAGTTAAAGAAGCATCTAAATCTGTAGCTGAATATAACAGGGCTACTGGTAGTAGATACACACTACCAAAAACAAAAGGTGAAGCTAAGTTAGTTTTAGAGAAAATAAACAAAGAAATATCAACATACAAGTCAAAAAAGAAAGCTGTTGAGGATTGGAATGCTAACCCTACAGGGAATCCATACGCTTCACTAGGGCTTCCTAGGCCTGTAGATGCGCAATACAAACCATACGAGGTATTGGGTGCTAGAGTAAGCGGCAACGAAATAGTTTATCCTGCAAAAAAAATAACTCCAGCAGAAGAAAAAGCAGCAAGAGATGCAATTAGAGCAAGTATATCTGATTTAGATAAAAATCCAAAAGGTAAATTAATTATAGAGAACTTAAAGCAGTTAGACCCTTCATTAGTTCCTACACCTCCAACTGCTAATGTTAAGTCTAAGCCATTTACTGCACCTGCTCAGACATATACAGTAACTGCAACAGATGCAAATAGACCTTACCAAGAGCAACCATCCTACCAAGTAGACAGGAATTTATCTTATGTGTTATCTGAAAAATATACAAAAGACCTTGAAGAACAAGGAAATCTTGTGAACATATCTATTAGAGATTTAGAGAAAAAGGTTAATGACTATACTTTAAGCTATGATAATTTAAAAAATAAAATATCTAAAGAGGGTTATACCGAAGAAAATAACAAAGAGCTAGATAGACTAGATGCATTAAGGGATAATTTATCTAAAGAAAATAATACAGTATCAGCACTTAGTACAATAAATAAAGTATATGCTGGGCATGTATTTGATGCAAAAGCAACAAGAGGAAGTCTTACTGGTGCAGCATGGAACAATTTCGTAGCTGGAGGGGAAGACATATTAAATGGTCTTTATTCTTTAGAGAAAACTATTGGGCTTGGATTCTCAAACCCACTGAAACCATTCGGATATAATTTTGTAAATAAGAATATTAAAGGGTTATTCCAAGGAGATGAGGTAGTTAGAAATATTGATGAGCAACAGAAGAAAGATATAATAGAATTTGCCAGCCAATTAAAATCTGCTTCTAGCATATTTAAAGCAAATGTATCCGATGAGTACGTTCAGAAAAAAATAGAAGAAGGGAGTATTGGTAGTATACTAATGCAACTTCCTAGGTCTGTTCCTGCTATGGCATTAGGTATGGTTCCAGCATTGCAACCAGTTGCAGCTGAAATATTTGCACTTCAAATACTTGGAGAAAAAATTCCAGCAGCTTTAAATGACCCAAGGAATGCAAACCTAACTATAAATCAATTATTAGCAACAACATTGCCTAATGCTATGGTTCAGGGGTATATTGAAAACATTAGCATGAAAGCTTTTGGTAAATCAATGGCATGGGTAGGCCTTACTAAAAAAGCAGGTAGTGAAATTGCTGCAAAGGAATTAATATCAGCTAAAATGTTTTCAGACTTTATCCAAAGTGGGGTAAATAAGGTAGGGCTAAATAAATATATTTCTGAAAACTTTGTAAAAACAGCTGGAATATTATTAGAGCAAACTACCATTGAAGGGTTTGAGAATGTACTACAAGATGTAACAAATAATGTAAACAATAGTATAGTTAATAACATATTAAAAGAAAAACATTTTGATGTAAATAATAGTGTAAATGCATATTGGGAAAGTTTAAAATCTGGTATGGTTGGTGGATTTGTTTTTGGGGCTGTATCAACTGCTGGACATACGATTGTTAATAAGATTAAGGTTGAGTCAATAAACAATAAACAGTTTGAATTAGTTAGACAAGCATTACAATACCCTGCTGTTATGAAAAGTTGGGTTACAGATATTAAATTAAAAATAGCCAACAAAGAAATAACTTTAGATGAGGGTAAGGCATATTTAGCTGGTGTAAAGGAATTTGGATATATAGCGAGTAAAATACCTACCGATATATCTGTTGAGAATCAAAAGAAGTCATTCGATTTAATTAAAGAAAGAATGGCTATTGAGCAAGAGGTAAAGGGTAAGGATGAGAATTTAACATTAGCAAAAAAACAAAGAATAACTGAAATTAACAAGCAGCTTCAAGCTATTAGTTTAGAAACAGTAGCGGCTGTCGACAATGGTCAAGTAGTAACTACTAACGCAGATGGTACTGTAACAACAACACCTGCTAAAACGATAGATGGCGTTGGTACTTATGAGTTTGAAGGCAAGTTATATGTTGAAGATAAAGATGGTAACATAAAACTAGAGGATGGCACTTCTGTTACAGACCAGAAGACTATTGATAAGATTAAGAAGGAAGGAATATTTACCACACAAAATGCTAATAGTAAAGAGGCAATAGATAGCAGGCCAAACACTGAATTATTCCCTGATGAAACTAAAAACTCAATGGAGGTTGGTGGTAGTAATGAAAAATCTAAAATATCATCATATAGAGAAGTAAATGGCATTGGAATAACTGAGTATACAAACCCTACTAGTGGTATAGTAGATGTTATTATGACAGGCACGTCTAATAACGATTTTGTTGGGTATGTTAGAGTATATGAAAATGGTAAGGCTACTGAAAGATGGACTTCTAAAATGGAGAATAAATCAGGCAATACCAAAAACTTTAAAACAATGATTTCTGAAGCCCAGAGATTATTGCCAGCAGGACATGAATATACTGAAAAAACAAATATATCTACAGATGGTTTAGGTGTTTATGCAGAACAGCTAAATAGAGGATATGAGATATTGACTGACGAATCAGGGAATCCTGTGACAGAAGAAGTATTTATAAATGTATCAGGGAATAAAGTTGAACTATCAGCTGTAAATAATAATGAGCAAGATAAGAAAGATTTTAATGTTGTAGACTTAGGCAATACAGAAGCTAAAAGACAACAAAATTTTGAAAAAATAAAGAAACAACTTGCTCCTCTATTGAGCAAATTAGGCCTTACTGAAAATGATGTTATTAGGAAAACAGATGATTCAGGTCAGATTACTATAGAAAGTGTAGCAATACGATTACCAGTGTTAAAATCAACAAATAATGGTAATAATGTAACTACTCAACAAACAACAGAGGAAAATGGTAAAGACAACCAAAAAGACAATAGCACTTCTATTACTGAAGTAGAAAGACTAAGAACTGAAGAGCAAGCAGAACTTGATGAAAAAATACCAAATGCAGACCAATATAGAGTATATGGTAAGGTAGATAGGACTAAGCTTACAAACAATGCAGATAGAAAAGCATTTGATGAGGTTTATGCTAAATATGATAAGTTAATTACTCCGTTGTTAGAAAAAGAAAAAGAAGGTAGTGTTGGTGTAGTGGGAGATGTGAAGCAGCAAGAATTAGATGCACAGAGGGTTAACAAAGAAGCAGGTGTAGATATTTATGTAGCAAGGCAAGTAGTGGATGCAAATGGCACTAAATACACTTTGTCTCAAATAAATGAGAATGGAAATACTAACACATTTGTAATTGAAGATGCAAATGGAAATGAAATTGGCAAAGCACAACTAAGTGCCGATGCTAATTTTTTGGAGAATATAAGAATTAATGAAAAGCATAGAAGAAGAGGACTTGCAAGTAAGGTATATGATTTCATAGAATTACGAAAAGGTATTGAATTAGAGCCTTCGCCAAATAAACAATCAAAAGAAGCTAAAGCGTTGTGGGATAATCGTAATTTGAAAAAAGTAACAGAACAATCCATCAAAGAAACACCTAAGACTAGAACAGTATTTGACTCTTTACCAGTTGGTATAAAAGCTTCAGAGGGAGCGCCTACCAGCAAAGTTCATGTTCCTTTATTTACGGCTGCAAAAACAGCATTAAAAGTATTAAATAAATTATTCCCTGACTTAGAAATTCACTTCCATGAAAATAGTAATGACTTCCAAAAAGTTTTAGATGCTACAGCAAATGGGAAAGAAGCTTCCACGACAGATGGAAATTTTGCATATATAAAAGATAGCAATGGAAAGTATACTGTTCGTATAGATATTAACTTATCACATCCAAATGCTTCAGTTACAACAGTTATCCATGAAGCTATACACCCTATTTTACTCTCTGAACTTGGAGATAAACCTGAAACATTTGAAGACTTAAAAAATCAGGTAGCTAAAAGTGTTGGTTTCACTAAAAATGCAAAATTAAAAGAATTTATAAAGGCTTATGATGATACAGAGCAGCCAGAAGAGTATCTCGTACAATTAGGGGCAATATTAAAAGATAGCGAGAAAATAGAACCTAATGTATTCAGACGCATTGCTGAAGCTATCAATAAAATAGTGCTAAAAATTACCAATGGGAAATTAAAGCCATTTGAAAATGTTAAAAATAGTAATGATACAGTTAGATACTTCTCTTCTCTAGTAGATGCTATTAGAACTGGTAACTTAGGTAATACAAAACTACGTTCACAGTCACAAAAATCTGGAGCTCCAGAGATGGGTTCTAAGCAGTCAAGAGGGGGTCTTACTGCAACTGACATGAAGTCTATGACGGTTGCTGATAATGGTGATTTATTATTCTTCCATTATGGTGATATTAAGGGTTCTAAAATAGACGCAAGGAAAGGAACACCAAAGGCATATACAACCGATAAGCGTGTATATACAGCTAACTACTACTACACTAACGAGAGCGATAGAGAAGGAATGGTTGGCGGAAAAGTAAATGTTGTAAGAGTTCCAGCCGATAAAGTATATAGTTTCAATAAAGATGTTTTAGGATTGTTTGATGAGGCTAAGAAAAACTCAGAAGCTCACTCAAAAGGTCAAGCATTTTCTCCTAACAGACAAGCCGATTTTATTGCTCAATTAGCAGCTAAGAATGGTTTTGATATGGTTGTCGCTAAGTGGGGTAATGGGTACCGTGCTGAGTCTCCTAAGGCGCTTACTATCGATGCTGCATTGACTAAGCAGATGAGAACCAATGGAAGCCTATCAACTGCTGCTGTAGATGAAAAATTAAACCAAGACATATACAATGCAGCTGCATCTAAAGCAAATGGAAACAGTGAGAAATACAGAAGCGCATTTTATGGTATAAAAGATATTACTGCTAAAGACATTATGGAGCATCCTATTTTGTCAAGAGGTGTTCCTAAAAAGTTAGCAGATAAGTATAATGGTGGTGAAATTAAATCTAAGCAGTCAAGAAGTAATGAAGATAATTTAATAAGTACTAATATATTTATTGGTAGAGATAATAGTATTTCGGAAATTTCTGATAGCTATAAGCGTAAGAATAATCTTAGTACAAATACTCCAAATATGACATTTGCAGTATCTGATAAAGATGGTAAAAGAATTGCTGATGCTTATGACCAAATGAAGCATTCTCCAAATGACCCTTCTGTAAAGAAAGGGTTTGCAGACCTTATAACACAAATTAAGAGTCAGGCAGATGCATTGATGTCAAAAGGATATAAGTTCCAAATTGCGAATGAAGGGGAAGGTTACAATAGTAATAGTAAAGCAATGGTTGATGATGTTCGCAAAACTAAAAGAATATTCATAGACCCATCTTCAAAAAGTTTTGGGACTGACAGAACTTTTGACAAAGAAAACATTGGATTACAAGATAGTGGGTATAAAGATGCGAATGGCATACCTATGACAAATGTTGAGTTGATAAGAGGTGTACATGACCTATTTGGCCATAATGAATTTGGTAATGGTTTTGGAGCCACAGGGGAAGAGAATGCTTGGCGTAATCACATGAGTATGTTTACTGGATTAGCACAAAAAGCTTTGACTGCTACTACTAGAGGTCAAAACTCATGGGTTAATTTTGGGAAGCACATGAGAAACTCAGATGGTTCTATTAAGAAGAAAGGTGATAAAGGATATTTGTCAGCTAATGAAAGACCATTTGCAGAACAAAAAATAGGATTCTTACCAGACTGGGCAACAGAAAATGCTTATGGCGATGTCGTAACTATTGAAGGTAAATCAGTTAAGCCAGTAAATAAATATGTAGTTGAAGGAAGTGAAGTGTATGAAATAGATGATGCTTCAGCGTTCTATACAGCAATGAAAAATGCTAAAGAAAGCGATACGCTAGCAGGTATTCAAGTTGAACTTAAACCAGTAGAAAAAATCCAAGAAATAATAGATAAAGGAGGAAGACTTTTAATCACAAAAGATGGTAAAGTTGGGATGATGGTTTATGCTGATGGTAATGCTGGGGGTGGGTTTAAGAATACATCTGCTGAAGGTAAGAACTTATTGAAACCATTATTGCTAACTTCTATAAAGCTTGGGGCTAGATATGCAGATGCTTATGATACATTCCTTCCTGAATACTATTCTAAGTTTGGGTTTAAACCTTATAAACGTATTAAGTTTAATCCAGAATACGCAGAAGCAGGATGGGAAAATACTATATTGAAATCAAAACCTGATATTGTTGTTTTATATTGGGATGGGGGAAGCAGAGAAAACATAGGTAAGAACTATGGTAAATTCCCTGAGTACAATAAATCTGATGGAGAATATACTGATGATTACGAAGGGGCTATTAAAGAAGCTAGAAATATATCTATTGCTAAAGAGCCAACAGCATCTTTAATACCAAGCAAAGAGGTTATTAAATCTAAACAGTCTGTAACAGCTTGGCATGGGAGTCCACATAGTTTTGATAAGTTTACTACAGATGCAATAGGTACTGGAGAAGGTGCACAAGCATTTGGTTGGGGATTATATTTTACTGATTTAAAAGCTATTGCAGAAGGATATGCAAAAGCATTGACAAAAAAATTACCTAATTTTAATGGTAAAACATTAAATATACTGTCAATAGAAAAAAAGTTTGGTAAAAATAATATTTCAGCTAAGACTTTAGGTCTTTTGCAGGATGCAATTTCAAGTACAAAAGGAGCCCCTACAAAACAAGATTTAATAAATTATGTAAACGACAATACTATTAAAGGTTTAGATAAACAAAGGGATGAAGCCTTATCTTTAATAGAAACATATAATGATGGGAAAAATAAAGAAAAACTTTATGAAGTTACTATTCACGAAGGTAAAACACCTGAACAATATACTTGGTTAGAGTGGGATAAGCCGTTAACTGATAGTCAACTTAATAAAATATCAGAGCAGGCAAATAAAGAAAATGTTAATATAAATAAAGATTTAATTAAGAAAAATAATCCATTATCAAAAGATATATATAGAGAGATAGGTACAATAATATCTCAAAATAAAGGAATTAAATTCAGCCAATCAATTTCTTTTTTGAATGCAGCCATGAAAGAGGCATCATTATTTATGCTTAGAGCAGGCATTGATGGTATAAAATATCCTGCTGAAAGCGTATCAAAAGGTGCAACGTCAGAAACAGCTAGAGGATTTAACTATGTGGTGTTTGATGAAAATGCAGTAACGATTAAATCTAAACAGTCAAGAGTATCTGACATATTAAACGATACGTTTAATCAAGAAGCTAAGAAAACAAAAATAGATAAACTAGATGTAAAAGCATTAGCTAGAAAAGTTGTTGATATAATTAAATCTAGTAAGCTATATGAACAAACAGATGACATCGAAAGAGAGAATGCAATTATTGATTTCTTAAAGACTAAGGGTATTGTTCAGAAGAGAGTCATTGAGCCTAGAAATAAAAATATAATTTCTGTAAACGAAGTTACGGCATTAAAAGACCAGATAAGACTAGAGATAAAAGCCGCCAATGATGGAGCTAAGTCTATCGAAGATGCAGTTAAAAAAATTGGAGAAATAATAAAAGGTTTAGCTAAAGGTAAGAAGATATCTATAACATCTGCAAAGGCATTGATTAACAAGTTCAGTAACATGAACACTGCTAATAAAGACTCAGTTAATAGCGTATTGGACTATGCTAGCAAGATATTTAACGATGCAGAATACGCAGATAAAGTAGCTCAAGCAAGAGCCCTAAATGCAGCAATGAAGAGAGCGGCTAGCAATAATGCTATACCACCAGATACAAGGTCTATAGCTTTAAGTTTTGCCAAAATAAACCCAGAGGCTATTTCTGATATTGATGCACACTTAGAAGCAGCAAAGAAAATAAAAGATGCTTTAGTTGGTGTAAAAGAAAATGGAGTAAAGATAAGAAAAGCAATAGATGTTAATGAGATGCTAGACTATCTTAATAGAGCTATGGCAGAGCAAGAAACTTATGATGCGAATAATCCTACAACAACTAGAGTTGTAGAGCCATTAGATGAAGAAAAAGCTTTAGAGTACTTAGCATCTGAGCACGATAGTTTATTACAGGCTGCAAAGGCGGTAGCTCCTAGTGCTGTTTTAACAGATGCAGAGATGGCTCAATTGAAAAACTTTTTAAAGTTATCTATTGATGACTTTGAGACTATGGCTGAGAAGATAGCAGCTGTGGAGGCACTTGACAACTTTGTAAAAAATGCTGATATGGGCAAGATACCATTCCTTTTAAATAATCAACAGGTAAAGTCTAACATTAATAAGGGGGTTAAGGCCATCATGCCTAAGCTAACAAGCGTTAGTTTAATGTGGTTTAGTGAACAGAAGGCTAAGTTAAGAGGGTGGTTTGACAATAAGACTTGGTATAGAGACAGCCCGAAAGACTTTAGTAAAACATTGGCTTACTTCATGAACCAATCAATTAGAAGGATAGATAATCTAATTGGCAACTTTAAAAACAATGATGTATTTAACAATACGTTTAAAGCATTGGCCAGTGGTTATGCAAAATACTTGTTTAAAATAAACTCAATGGATGCCGATGTTATCTTCCAAAAAGTATTAGCATCATTTAATGGTAATATGTATAAAGCAGTACAGCATTGCTATAAGATGACAATGTACAAATTACAACTAGAGTATGAGTCAAATATTGGAAATAGAGAAGTAATACCTGCAATGATGCATCTTGAAAAAACATTGAAAGATGGTAATTTAACTAAAAAAGATAAAGCTGAATTAAGAAAATTAATTGAAGAATTTTCTATAACAGATGCGACTACTGGAGAAGTAAAAATAGACACGGCTAAAATATGGGATAGCTTTAGTGAGGTTGAAAAGAATGCAGCTGAGATGTTAGCTAGTTATTATGAAAAGCTAACACCATACGCTCAACATGTTGCGGTATCTCTTAGAGGAGTTCCATTTAATCCAAGAGCAAACTACATGATGTTAAACGTAATAAATCAACAAACATCTTTATCTGCTACACCTCCAAGTGCTTCACAAGTATTCGCTAAAGGAACTACCAAAGCTGGGACTATTATAGAAAGAGATGGTACGGCTCATGCAGTATCCCTTGACCCATACAATACATTTAATGCTGCGAACAGAGATGTTATGATGGATTATTGTTTGTTAAATCCAATCAAAACTGTTGAGGCTATATTTGATAAATTAGTAGAAGACACGGCTGATGATGAGAAGGCTAATGATGTTGCGAAATCACTACAGTTTGTTTTTAAAGAGATAACAGATTCTATTATAAATAGAAGTTTTGTAATGTCCGATAAAGTATGGACTGATGTATTTAATTATATAAAGAAAGTTGGTGCTAGATATATGCTTGCTAAGATAGATAAAGCCCCAGCCGAGTTTGCAGGTAACGCAATTTTTGCTGGTATTGCATATACTGAAAACATATTAGAAGGTATAAAAAATAATGCATACCAAAGAAACTTTGAATTATCACAAGCTATGGAAGCTCTTGATAGCTATAGTATTGATAGATTATACCCACACAAAGGCCAATCTGGAGCATTCTTAGACCCGAATAGTTTTGATATAGATGTAAGAGACAAGAAGCACTTTATTGATGGCGCTAGTAATGTCGCACAAGTAGTGTATTATAATTCACTTTTACAAGCACAAAAAGGTGGCGAAGCAGTATCAGACTTTTTAGTTACTGCACCAGATTTAGCTGTTGGAAGAATGGCTTGGGAAGGGACATTGAGATTAGAATTTAAAAAAGAAACTGGTACTGAAATTGATTTAGAAAAAATAATAAAAAAAGATTATGATTATTTAGAAGAATATAAAGATGCATTAGAGAAAGCTACAACAGAAGCAGATAGGGTTATTGTTGATATAGCAAGTAGTAAAAATCCATTTGTAGGTATGGCTAAAGAATCCGTTAGAAGAGATTACAATAGCTTCATGACTAGTATTGATGGATTTTTAAGGTCGTTTTCTAAAAATGAAAATCAGGTAGGTATGGATGCAGCGTATGCGCTTATAAAGAGTGGGAAGATAGATAGAGCAAGAGGTGTTAGACTATTGGCAGCTATCTTAGCGAGAGGAGGGGTATATAACTCTGTTAGAGCAAAGGTATTATTACTTTTAACAGGATTAGGATTTGCTATTGTAAACGGCATAACAGGTGGTGATGACTCAGAAGAGAAAAGAAGAAGAAGAGCAAGGTTGCAACTTGACTATATGAATATAGAGGGTGATGATTGGGCTGAAAAATCAACAGTAACTGCTGGCAAGAAAATTATATCCGCAGGTAACATATATGAAGTTGTAACAGGTGGTGTAACATCTACCAATCCTCCTTCGGATACATCAGGTAAAATTATAACCGATGGAACCGCTAAGTATAAATGGGTTGGTACTATGCCTAGAATACAAGGAAGTATTACAGGTATAAAAGACAATGTAAGTATGGGCACTTCTTTGAGAACTTATGATAAAGAGTTTATAGAGAAGGCAACAAAAGCAGCAGCGCCAGAGGAAACAATGTCACATTCATTTAACAAAGGGGCAGCTCAATCAGCTGTAGGTATTATCTTAGGTAGAAATTCTGGAGCTATATTTAGTAATTTATTTATGGCACCAGCCGTTGAGTATGCTAACGAGAAATTTATTCATCCTGCAATCTCATCTGACCCATACAATAAGTATAGGGATGGTATAATGTACTCAAAAATGATTGATAGGACTAGGAAAGACCCAGAGTTAAATTTCATTATAGATAATACTGGTGTTTTTAATCCATTCTTTAAAGCAGCTGTAACTGGATATAGAATGTTTGATAATAAATATGGCGATAGATTAAGAGAGGTTAATAAGAAGATTGAAAACCACGAGAAGGGTGTTAAGGTTCCAAGAGAAGAGTCTTCGCAATCAAAATATTATGAACTATTAAACGAGAGGGATGCTTTATTAGAAAAACAAAAACCTGTAAAAGCAATGATGGCAAAGAATATAATAATCGCAGCACTTACTGTAACGGGTGTGTTACCTTCAGGGAAAACTATTGATGCTATTGCAGATAAAACTCTACAAGACAAAATACTATCTCCTTCTGATATGGATAATATTATTAAGAATATAGAAAATGCAAGAAATTATAGTGGAGGAGAACCAGTTAGATTAGAGAATCCTAAAGACAATGATAAAGTTTTAGATTACCCAGAAGTGTATACAAATTATATACTTCAAGGTAGAAAAATACCAGCGAAGAAGCCTTAGATAGGCTTCTTTGCTTGATATCGTTCAGCTAATGTAGCTATTTTTTTCTGTAGTGTAATCACAGATTTGGTGACTAACTTGTCATCTCTATCCGCCAATGACTCGTAGATAGAATCCGTGGCTGCATTAATTTCTGCCATTTCTGCGTTCACCCAATTTATAAATTTTTCTAACTGCTTATCCATACTACAAAATTATTTCTTTATTGTATATATTTGCATATCCTTTTGGTAAAATTATGTTATTAATCCTTATTGCTTCCTTGAATAGATAAGCAAAGTATCTCCTATCATACGTCTTCCTTGACGTTCCGAATGGAGACAATAGGAATGTTATATGCGGATGTTTTTTAGCGAAAGAAATAAATCTTTTGACATGCTTCTTCACAATCATAGGATGTAACCTGTGGAACCTATGAGTAGAGTATGTAGGTATGCCATATCCTCTGCCTGATAGTTTGTTTATAGCTCCGTATGCTGTTCCGTATAGTATAGCCTTCCTACCTTGTGGCAGGTCATGGTTGCCATCATTGTCTGTCTCGAATACTAGCACCTCAGAGTTTTTAAGTCTTCTGATTTCTTTCGGAAGTATTCTGTTTGCTGGTATTATCATACCTCCCTGCTGATTAAATCTGATTTAAAAATATTTGTTGTAAGCGTATTCCATAGTGGTTTATTGAAGTGCCTTAGATTAATACATGCACCAATTGTACTTAGACTATCTATGCCAACTATTACCATTGCTTTAAATAAATCTTGACAGTTACTTACAGCGTCTATCAAGTTTACTTGCGATTGGCCATACTTATTAAACTTTAAATAGAATGATTCTAAGATTGGTCTGAGCTGTTTTAGTTTTACCTTCAATTCTTTTTGAACCAATGGCTTACCAAATACTGTAACCCTTTCATCGCCCATTAGGTCTAGCGTTGCCTCTAGCGCTAACGCTTGGATGTAGGCCAGCTGTAAAATCTTGTCTCTATTTGTTTCGTCAAATTGTGCTTCTGGTATTTCGACTTCTCTTAACATGTTGGTACTGTATGTGGTGTTAATAATATACTTGCGCTTATTATATTGTAATTATCCCTCTCATAGTTGGTAACTTTGTTTAGGCATTCAATATACACACTAGCTTCAATAGGTAGGTGCCTTTGACTTATCCAATTTTCTACCGACTGCTTAGAGTGGATTATAGTTGAGTGGTCTCTATCAAAGTATTCACCTATCTTCACTAGGGGCATTCCAGTTCTGATTGTCGCAATTGTTTGTGCTATTTGTCTAGGCAATACATAGACCCTTTCTCTTGACTTAGATAGTATTCTATCTACTGGAGTATGCGTTACTTCACATACTATTTTTACTATCTCTTCTATCGTTATCATATTTTAGTTTTTATTTATTTTCATTTTAGATTTCACAAATAACTTTCATCCTTTGTGCTAACACCCAAGTGCCACCCTGTGATTCTGGTCTATTGTATAACTCAGTGTCTTCTAATTTAACTTTTACCCAAACTCTATTCTTAGTTGAAAGATGTGGGGCAATTGGGGTTAGTACGCAATGCCAACCCTTTCTTAATGCAAAACCTTTAGTTGGATGTTCTTCTGCATCTAACCAAATACCAATTGGTATCCTGCTTTTTTTATTTATGAATAGTGGTGATAGGCTGCCATCTTTTAGCTTCCTGATTAACTTATATGCTATCATGCTTTAGTTTATTATAAGTGATTAATTTATTTTTTATTTTCCATGCTAATTGGCTACCATGTACAAATGCTTTATAAAGTTTCCCTTCGTGGTATAGATGATGCGGTTTACTAAAAAAATAGATACGGTCATCAATGGTTATCTTTACAAATTGATACATAGTTAGTTATGTTTTTTTATTGCGTCTATAAGTGAGTTATAAGCCATTTTGGAACACAATCTCTTTCTCGATTTTATCTCCGACTAATTTGCTAATTACCGCCTCTTTTATATTGTGTTCTTGATTTGTTAATGATACTATTTCAGAAACAAATTTTTGGTAATCATCATCACTTTCTAATGTTCCACAAGTAGCACCTCCGAGAGTTGTTTCAACCCTATATGCTCCATAAGGATTTTCAAGATGGATTTCTTCGGGTATTAAGTTATTAAACTCATATCCCTTTGTTTCGTCTTTTCTTAAAAAATTACCATCAGTATCTCTTTTATAATGAAATACTCTGTGAAAACCACAATCAGGACAGTTAATATATTCTTCACCTGTTTTGTAGTAAAAATCGTCTATGCAATTTTCTTGTTTGCATCTTGGACATTCAATGTAATCAATTACGCTTCCCATATTATTTATTTTTAGTTATTAAATTTATTTTAAGTAAAACGGCTTATAACAAGGTATAAACCACATTAAAACGATGGTTTATACCCAACCGTTATATGCCATTTTTTAATTTATATTTAAGTTTATACTTATAATGTGGCTACATGCTGACATTAATAGCAATGTCACGACTATAATTATTGCTGCTCTATGGTTTTTCATAAGTTTTCAATTTCTGTTTTTACTTGTTCATAATAATTATTAGTACCCTTACCTGTATGATTAATCCAAATATTATTTTGTTCAATTATTTCATCTACTGCTATAATTGCGCATTGTTTGGCAAGTTCATGCCCTTGATATATATTTTCAGGCATATACATTTTATCAACTAACTCTTTTGCTTTTTCTTTTGCTGTCATCTTATTTATTTTTAAAAAGGTTAATGCATTCTGTGTACATTTTAAACATTACTGGGTCGTACTTCTCTACGTCTTCAATGCTTCTCATCCGCTTCCAGTAGCTTAGAATTGTAGTATGACATTTTTTATTAAAATGGTCTCTTAATTGTAGGCATGTAGCCCCACATAAGTCTTTAGCTATTTTAGAAATAACAGTCCTTATCATAACAGGAGTTGTTGTCCCATCCATTTCTTTTAATAACTCAGGAACAACACCCAAGTGGTCACATATTTTTTGTTCAATACTATTTATTGTTTCCATATTAGTTTAATTTATATTTAGTTCTTAATTCTTTTTGCCAGTCTGGATAGTTATACACTCCCATGTCTACTGTCACTGAGTCATTTGTTCTGGTTACATGTTTAGATATGTGTTCTATTGCCAAGTAAACATGGTATACGCTATAGCATATAAAGTAAACAATATTATGACTTGCCATCTCTGGTAGTGTTACTTTTTGGTATTCAGTAAGTCTTCCATTGTTCATCTTCAACTCTAAGCCAAAAAAGAAAGATGTGTTATCAAAGAAAACAGAATTGTCTGGCAATCCATTCTTAGATGCAAAATGTATCCATCTGCCATCCTTAAACATCTTACCACTATTCTGTCTCCACCAATAGTACCCAGTCTTTTTAAGGAAGTTGTTTACATCCTCCTGAAGCTCTGACTCGTCTCGGTAAACCTTACCTTCATATAAGTCCAGCAAAGATGAAATCTTTTTTAGATATATAAGTTTTTCTTTTGTTATACTGTTTTTTATTTCAGCTACATTGTCTTCTATACTTTTAATCCCAATCTCTCTGTCTATGACTCTACCTATCTGCTTCTTATGTTTAAACTCCTTACGCTTGTCTGGCATGTCATGCTCTTCAACATTCCCGCAGAAATCTAACAGAATGCAGTCTTTCTTCCCATCGCTTAACCTGATACCTCTACCAGCGCATTGAATGTATTTACGCCATGATTTAGTCCCCATCGCTAGGATGACGCATGATATCGTTGGCTCATCAAATCCAGCAGTAAGTATCTCAATACTGAACACACCCTTTAGCTTTCCTTGCTTCAGATGTTTTAATATTAATGCTCTATCTGTATCTGTGGTTTCAGATGTTATAATAGCCGATGGAACCCCAAATGAATTAAACATAGAACATAAATCAATGCAATGTTTTTTATTAACACCGAAGCCAACAAACTTTCTACCTGATGCGTATTCCAGATAGTTTGAAAGTATGCTATTGTTGATGTCATCCTTATTGATAACGCCCTCTAACTCTTCTGCGTTATAATCTGAGCCGCTTACCTTAACACTGCTTAAATCAATCCTAAATGGCGCTAGTACAACGAATGGTGTAAGCCAGCCCAGAGATATTAAGTCTCCTGTTTGGTACTTACTTACAATCGAGTCAAAGCCTTCTAACAAATATCCATCAGATGTAACTGGTGTTGCAGATAGACCAATAAATATAGCATTCGGGAACCTATCAAATAACGACTGCGTTAAATTGCCTTCGTATGAATAGTGAACCTCGTCTATGATTACAATATCTGGGGCATCTATATCCGTATCAATCACCGTCTGTAGTGTGGCAACTAAGCATTTATAATTTTCATGCTCCTTAGTTGAACCTTGCAGGTAAGATACTGGCAAACTACCGAATACATCTCTTGACTGCTGTGCTAATTGTATTCTATGGTTAGTAAACAACACTCGCTTACCTTTCTTAACGGCACCATCTATCATAGAGTAACTTATGACAGTTTTACCGAACCCAGTTGGTGCGTGTACTAATATTTTTTTATCGCCAGCAGATATCCTTTCTCTTATTAGGTTCAGGATATCTACCTGCGGTTCTCTTAAATTATACATATATTAACTATTGAATATTATGTGTCTACCTAGATGGTCTCTTGACTCTGTAGGCTCTTTCTTATACTTGAATACAGCGAATACACTAAGCCACTTATAGAATTTTTGTTGAGATAAACTTTGTCTACCTCTAACAGAAAAGTCTGGATACTCTTCAACGAAGTTATTGAATAGTTGTGACTTACTAATTTTTATATTAGGTATGATTGGGTCTAGGGCATCGTCTCTTAATTTATCCATAATCCACTCGTAAAATGAATGGTCTGTCTCTGATATAAACTTTCTAGTCTCGATGTTATTGAAGCTACTTGTGATAAGACCTCTGCCTAAGAATAATTGTAAACAACAAATCATGTAGTTATCAAACTTAATCCAGTCTTCTTTATCCCAGCTAGCAAATAGCATCCTGCCGAAGTCTTGCTCAGGAGTGAATGACATATTATAGAACTGCTTAAACTCTAGCTCCCATCTCCTACGATTATTAGAATTACCATTACCCTTGATAGCATAGTTTGTTGTGATGATTATTTTTGGAGATTTATCCATTGGTATCTTAATGGCATCTTTATTTTTCTTCTCCAACGTAATACCCTCTGTAACAATACTAAACAATCTTTCAAACTCAAAGTTTTTTCTTACATCGTCAAATATTAGTAGCTGTGTGTCAGCACTCACTAATTGATATGGGAATGTTTTATCAAACGCAAACGCTTTACCATCAATAACCACACCCTTCTTCATCTTGTTTAATGCAGAAACAAAGATACCCTTACCAGTACCGCCTTCTGGATGCTCGCTGATAACCTCATCGTTGATTATCACAGCAGGGCAATACCCTAGACTCTTATGACTATGCAATAAAAATCCTATGGTTGACTTTATAGATGACTCTCTATCGTCTCCACCTGATATGTTTGAAATAAACTTTTTATAATCACAGTCAACATCTTCGCTTATGAAGAAGTCTCTATCAATTATTTGTTCCTTCCATACATGGCTACCCAAGTCTATGTAGTCAATAATATCAATTGAGTTTTTATTGATTTTTGTAACACAGTTCTTGAAGTATAGGAATGCATAGTCCTTAGTATCCTTAGCAAACTCTGGTTTAATCGTAGCAATCATATTAAGGAAGTCATCCTTAAAAAACCTAGTGTTATCAGCAAAGTAGTTATAGATTGACATATCTTTTCTATTCATTAGATAGGCTAATATGTAATCTTTAATTTCATCTTCACTAGAGTTATACAATATGTTATTGATTAACCTAACGTACACATAGTTGTTGCTACCATCAGGATAGTATTTAAAGAAGCCATGCTCCTCGATGAAGCTCTTGAATAAGTTATGCGTTATCTTTAGTACACCCTTATCTGTCTTCGACCAGAAGACATTACATTCCTTCTCAGCCGTTTCGATTGCATTATTGATTTCATCGTCAGAGATGTCTGCGTCTTGCAACTTAGCTCTTACTTCTTTTTTTGGGGCACCACTATCTAAGATAGCTTTTACCTCGTTTATCTTTTTGGTGTCCTCAAAAAATTTAGTATTGTATGCATCTGTTTTTCTATAAGCACTAGTGATTGTATTGTTTATCTCAGCAGTAGAAAAATCTTGCTGTGAGTAGTTACTCATCGCATACTCCGCCAAGTTCTTGTCAATACCAAACTCATTAAATGCCATCGCTAGGATGTAGATGTTCTTATTGCGCTCTCCTTTAACTAATCCGTAGTCTCTCTCCCACCATATCTTTAGTCTTCTAATAATCTCTGAGGAGTCGTTAAGCCTGATTGACTGGCTATCATTTGTATGGATTGCGTATTCTTTTTCTGCTTGCTCTTCCCATACACTGCTGTTTTGGTTTATGTGAATGTTTGGGTCATACGACTCGTAACACACCCTAGATATATTACAGCTAGACACATCAAAGTTATTGCTATTATAGTGTCGTTTTAGCGCATTAAAATATAGTTTGTGGTTCTCTATGTCTTTTGGTATCCTAACGAGAACCTTGAGCCCATCACCACTTGGAGACATGAATACAGAGAATGTATATGCATCCTCTTTTAGTTCCTCCATGTACATTTCCAATGCTAGTGTAGACTCAAAGTTATCGAAGTCGAGACATACAAATCCACTATGAGCCGTAATTGATTTATCGTTACGCTTAGTAAACTCTCCGCAGAAGCAAATAGCAGGCAAACCTTTTTTTAATAAGTCCCTGACTTCTTTGTCTGCTTCGGCTCTAATTTTTTCTACTAAATCTTTCGACTTACCAGACTTGATTCTATCCAAAACATCCTCGACATTTCTGTAAAAAGGCGTAGACGTGTCACTTAATGTTTTGAATATTGTTACCATTGTAGTTCGTTTATTTTGTTTATTAAAATTTCTGCGTAATTGCCTTTTATAATGAATGCATATTCATCAACTTTAAATAGGATGTAGTTAGTAGTACTTATCTTCGTAGCGCACACTTCTAGGTTTAACTCTTGTGCTAATCTTTCTACGATGCAAACTACCTGCTGAGACCTCTTTGCTGATATTCTCTTTATTTTTAATTCTAAACTCATTTTTAATTCTGTTGTTTAATAAGTTAATTTTTACAGCCAGCTCCATCTTGGCTAATCGCCTATTTGTTGATAGCCCTATGATTGGACACTTCATAAATCCATCCTGATAGATGTAAGTGTGGTATCCGTTATCGTTTATGTAGTCGACAATCAAGATGCTATCAATGTCCTTATAGCTTACCATAGTTAATTTCTCCAAGCAAATACCTCATGTTCTTTATCTGCTTTCTTATTTTAGGTATGCCACTTTCAGACATGAATTTAGATTTCCTATTCTCTAATTTTACAGCAGGATTGCATATATGTTTTAGCCAATAGTCATAACCTAGTAGCTCTGCATCCAGCTTCCTATTAAGCTTGTCAATGTTATACTGCAACGTATCAGCAGACGGCTCCGTTAGTAGATACATCCTGAGCTCTCGCAGTAGCATTAGTATTCTATAAGACTTTTTATCATCTGCCGCATTCTTTTCTACCTCAGCAATGTTGCTGTCTATATCATTTAAACTAATCATTGTTTATCAATTTTATTATTGTTAACAAGGACTCATTGTTTATGGTATCAAAGTCTATAATAACACCAGTATCAACATCTCCTTTAAATATTTTGTTTTGCTTAAATGTAAGCCCATTTTTTATTAATAGCTTTTCTCTACTATCAATCTGCTTATCCATTGCCCATGTTAGAATCCTCTCGAACTGCTCGGAGCTGTATGTTGAGTAGTCTATACCCTTCTTATCGTCAGGTATAGACTCCCAATATACGTTTAGCAATTTCCTCCTAGAATGGTAAGTCTGCGTCATCATTACCTTGCTGATTATTGCTAGCAGGTGCACTAGAGCCTTGCGTCTCTTCGTACTTGCTTATCTTGCCGTCAGTCCAAAATACTCGACCATTACCATAGTACTTTCTAGGCTCTTTCGCCTTAGACTCTTCTGCTGATTGCTTCTGGAAAACTGATACGTTATTCCCATTTAAAGGCGCATCGTTTACAGACATGGTTAGGGCTAAGTACTTTCCGTCTTTTAATGATTGTCTGTCTATCTTAGAGCAATCGATTGAAAATGAAATTAAACTTGACATAATATTTATGGCTTTTTAAAGTAGCCGAACTTTTAAGGGTTGTAAAATTAATTGTTTTTTCTTTATAACAAATTAAATTATGTTATTTTATTGTTTCTCTAGCTGTTCTATTCTAGCTTTTAGTGCTCTAATAGTTTTAGTCACAGCATAATCATATACCCATCTAGGGTCGTTTATGTTCTCTAATTCTATTGCTATCCTTTCATTCATGTTCAGGTCGTATAGCATTGAATCAGCGTCTTGGTTTATAAAGTCATCTAACTTTACTGTTCTTAGGTCTCCCCAGTTTTGTACTAGTACGATATTACCTTGCTCGTACTGCTCTATTATTTTATCTTTTATCATTTTTATTTTTGTTTAAATTGTTTGTTATAATATTGTTCTGCGTATGCAAATGGTGGTATTTGTTGTCCATAGTTATAGGCATCCATTATCTGGTCTTTCTCCATTTCCATTGCTCTTAGAAAGGCAGTGGTGTTTTTAATGTCTGCATGACCATAGTACCTTTCAAGTTGTGTAGTCAACCACTCTACTGCTGTAATTTTCATCTTATTTGTTTTAAAGTATTTCGTTGATATAATATTGTTCAACATCATCTGTTCTGTTGTCTCCGAAGAAACGCTCATACACAGTCATCGCTTCTAAAACCTTCTGCTTACCAGCAGATAGAAAATCTTCGCTAGGGGTAAACATCCCCATTCTGTTTGTTACCTTCTCGATGACTAGGAAGACTAATGGTTTCTTAAATAGCTCACCATAGATGTATGCCTGAGAGTCATAGTTGTACTCCTTAGCACTCCACTTGAACTTATCAATGTTGGTCGTTGTCTTGATGTCGTATAAACATTTGGTACCAACAATGTCAGCCTTACCCTTCCACGGTAGACCAAACAACTCACCTACACTTGGCACCTCGTATTGGTTGCCGTCTGCATAGATTAGATTATAGAAGTCCATGTTGCCCATCAGCGCATCCTTCATTGACTCAGCTTCTTCTGCCTCTTTGTTTAGTATGCCTATTACTTTGCCACCATTCGTAGCATCCTTATAGATGTTGGTAGTCCTAGTAGATGAATATACAATTAAGCATTCTTTTGCTTTCTCAGGCTCTAGTATAAGCTTGTGGAAGTAACTACCAATAGCCATCGCTGTTGTAGTCTCTTGCTCTTGTTTAAACATTCTAGGGTTCTTCAACAAGTCCCCAATGTCTGAGTTACTAAGGTAGGTCTTTCCTATCCCATTGTAGTACTCGTTGTCATCCCTTAGTTTTTCGATTACTGATTGCATAGCTCTATTATTTTGTTTTTAGCTGAGTCTGTAAGCATACTCTTGGTTGACAATAATTCGATTAACTTAGGTGCACCCTTAGATAGGTTACTCGCTACCCATTTTTCTGTAACTGCCCAATGGTCACTGCTGATGTCTAGTGTTGGTTTATCTTTAGCAGGTTGC